CGCCTAATGGCAGAGCTGCGATCAGCATCATCGGTAAGATCATTTTCATTTTCATAATTACTTTATTTATACGTATTAATTAAATTCTACTAGAACAATACTAACATTGTTTATTACTAAATTATTCGTTTTTCAGACCAGCCAAATAAATATGTCCTGATCTATTGCATTAGCCTCATCTGACTCAGAGGAAGAAATCACAAGCTAAGAAACAAAAACAATATACCTATTAAGGCCAGAATACAATTAGCAAAAGCTAGGTGAAGCCAATAAGCTACTGTTCTTTTTCCGTCTGTCTCTACATGCTCGCCTACAATGGCACCAATACTGCCTCCAAGCATTATTGAGAGAAAACATCCTAAGTGCCAAGTTAAAAGAATCCCGACTAAATCCTTTGCTGTTGGACGAAAGGCCATAAAATAGCAGAAGCATATCTGAACGAGAAATGCTCCTACTATCTGGCTATCTCTTACTACACCTTTCCGTTTGTATGCAGCGACAACCGCATATAAAAAGGATATAAGTAAAAGGACTACAAAAGTTCCCATAAATAAATATGCAATAAACGAAATGTACTAACCCTTACAACATATTATTTTGGCGTAGCCAATTCTTTCCATTAGATGTGGCACAAAAAATCAGAAATGCCACACATGGGATTCCTACCATAGCTAAAATAATCAATGTTCCCATAATCTTACCTCCTATTTGTTTTTTGTTTGTTATTTCTGTTACTATTATTGTTTCTTTTCATTTTCTCTTCTTCCTCCTTATCTTTATCGCGAGTCAATATAAGACCGCAAATCAAGAGAAGTAGAGCAACACTTCCGCTTAACATGTATATTAGCCAGCGTTTATCTTCTAAGTCTTTCATTAATGACATTGCAAATATTGCCGTCAAGAAATACTTAGAAACATCAATCATATACTTACCTAATTCTTTATTCCACATGCAAAATTACAACTTTTATCTTAAACTCATTTCAAAAACCCTCGTTTAAATAATTATATGGACCATAATAAATGCGTACACCATACTTATTTTCGTTGGGATTGTTAAGCTTAAAGACATCTATCAAAAAACCATATTTATTTTCATCCAAAGGATTAACTCCACCTCTATAATATATAAACCCATCCTCATCTTTATAAGAAGTCAAATCGTATTTTTTTGAAATCACTTCTTTCAAGACATCTCTTCTAGTTATTGCATCGTGAGCCGTCTTATAGTAATTTACCATAATGCAACGATTCATATAACTTTTATTTGCAGTACGTTGAAAACCAAATATAAACCCTTCAAAAAACAGTCCTGCATATTCTTTATTTGAAAAAACAAGAGTGTTTACATCTGACTCATAATCACATTTACCAAACCTATTTTCTAATATAAGTTTTGCGGTTTCGTAATCTAAGCCAAAATCTACACCTGCAACAGAAGTCTGTGCATTTGCACTTAGTACAAACATAGATATAAAAAATATAATATACTTTTTCATAATCTCTACATTTTAATTATCCTACATGTACCTGATTTCTTGAAGAAAGACCCTGGATCTCCCTCAGCACCTTATTCTCTGCTCTTAGGGCAATCAGCTCTTCATACATGGAGTGATCACCCTTAGCTGGAGCCTCAGCATAAACAGAAGCAGAAATCTTATTGTCATTAAACAGATCCACGACCTTCACGCCTAAAGTATTTGCAAGTGCCTCGATCATGCTGATTTTAACATCAGATCCATTCAGAAGATTCTCTAAAGCAATCCTGCTGACATTCATTTTTGAAGCTAATGACACTAAGCCCATCCCATTCTCTTCAATATATGACTTAATCTTATCTAGATTCATCACATGATTAACATAAGTCTCTGTTTTACTATCAAAGAAAATATCGATAGACACGCCAAATATGGAAGCGATTTGTTCTAAATCACCTCCCTGCATCTTATTGTTATTAATACATCGGTGAAGATTTGCTTCACTCATACCAATGTCGGCTGCTAATTTCTTTAGCCCACCAACCCGCTTTTCTGCAAGCCTCTTAATTACATTTAAGTCCATATTATACTATATTTTAGTTAAGGACTATTAAATATGATAGCTTTTAGCTATTTTTCGGCTAAAATATTTGCAAGTCACTGTATTTTTTATTACTTTTGCACCGTAAAGTTAGTAAATAAATAAATAAGTACAAAATAAATTTGAAGAAAAATGAAGAATGAAGATAAAAAAGTTCCCGATGCGCCTAAAAGGCTATGGGTTCAAACAAATTCTTTGATGCACGACTCAGGCTTAATATCAGTGGGAAATGTTTCATACAGAGAATATTGGATCGGACACAAACATAAGGCTCCAGATATAAAACCTTATTGTTATGAAGAAGAAGAGGAATATATCAGCCTCAGCCGATCTTGGCATAAAGCAAAGGAAGTTCCAGAAGATTTGCACACCTATATCATTGGTGTTTCCAAAAACTTCACTCATCCGGTTCTTATTGACTTAGAAAAGAAATGCCTGCATAAGTTTTATGATGCTGTCAACATAAGCGATAAGATGAAGTGGAACGGAATCATCCGGAAAGATTTTCGCTTCGCTTACTGGGCTTACATTAGGGACTTAGTTCCTACTATTGAGGAAGGAGGCACAAAATGAAAAAGAATAAAGCTCTATTCCTCGATATTATGCTCAATAACAGATTTGTATGCACACTGAAATACATGTATTGTCCATTGTTCGTGATAAGATACGAGGCGTTAATAAAGTTTGTTCTCGATAAGAGGCCATCTTTGAAAGGCAAACCATTCAGAATAATGTTTTGAAACAACAAACGAAACAAAGCGTATGAAAAAGATAATGTTCAATGACCGATATGGTCTCACCGAAGCAGTTCTAGATGGTCGCAAGACTCAGACAAGAAGAATCGCTTATAAAGAGCCTTTCAAGTATTACTGCAATTGCGGTTTCTATACGGAAGGAAAAGACAAAGGCAAACTCGCCATCAATGATGGAAATGAGATTGTAGCAAAGTCCACTTATAAAATAGGTGAAGTCGTAGCAATAGCCCAAAGATACACCGATATTCCGTATATCAAAGAACTACACCCAAGGATAAATACTTCCGAAGGATGGGGAAACAAGATGTTTGTGAAGTCTAGTTTGATGCCTCATCAAATCATGATAACTAACATTCGGTGTGAAAGATTACAGTATATCAGTACCGAAGACTGCATGAAGGAAGGAATCTTCTGTAGCCACATCGATGGAATTGATGATGCTTATTCATACGATGCCACAAATGATAGCTTTGAGAAGAAATGGTGGTACAGAACTCCTATCGAAGCATACAAGATGCTTAGCTGCAAGCTCCACCTCCACTGGGACAGCAATCCTCTCGTTTTCGTTTACGATTTCAAACTAGTAAAATAATAATTAAAATCAAGCAATATGTCAGAAGAAAAAGTACCACTCAGACCTCAGATCAGAGAACTGGAGCTGGGTAAATCAATCAGCTTTCCCATTCAGAGAATGAGAACGATCAAGACAACCTGCTCGGAATTAGGTGTAATTTACTGTCGTAAGTTCAAAACCAAAATCAACCGGGAGAAAGAGATCATCACAGTTACAAGAACAAAATAAAAACAATAGTCATGAACGAAGTAGTACAAATCCAGTTTGCAGATAAGATGCTATCCTTTGATACATTCCTGTCAGCCATACGTAACGTTGTGAAAGAAGAAGTCTGCAAGGCTGTGGGTAAACGTCCGTTCCTCACACAAGCCAAGGCATACGACATCTACGGAAGAAAAAACGTAGAGCGATGGAAACGTGAAGGAAAGGTGAAGGATTTCGCAAGAGGCAGTAATGGCAAGATTACTCGCCACGAATACAAAGTATCAGAGCTGGAAGCCTGTGCCTGCCACGTTCAAGACTATCTGTGTCCCAAATAAGATTTTACTTTTAGGATAGATATAAGGCTGATATTGATTAGTACAAATTATGCGAAACTATGGTAGGTAACAGTTGCTTTGCCCATTATTGGGGGCGATGTTCAAGTTATAACGTTTAAATTACTTAGTTCTGGGTGTTAATCAAAAAAGACTGCGAAGAAGGAATAAGCAGCCGGGCACGGGGTTCGAATCCCTTTACCTACCGCAAATATAAACAATATAAAAAGATAAAGTTATGAAAACAATTAAGATCTTCTTCTGCATTGCCATCTGGCTAGTCCTTGGATGGCTCTGCCTCAGTAAACTCTCACAGGGCATTCATGATGAGAATCTCATTTCACAGATGCCTCAGAGCACCTATGATGAGATAGTAGATACTCTTACTACTAGAAATGGCTTCCAGCCTACCGAGCATCAGATAGTAACTTACTATTATGAGCGATTCCAGAAGTAAGAGCACCGCAGCTCGCAAGTGCCTCCTCTGCCATGATGGGCGTAACTGCATCAATGGCAAGTTTTGCCTTAAGCACAAAAGATACGTGGAGCATCAGGAGAAAATGCCATGTGAATGAAAAGTAGATTAACTAACCATCCTGCAAAGGATATAAAAGAAGAAAATATGAGAATAAGCTATTACAATTTAGACAAAGATGACTTTAATAAAAAACATAGTCGCTTTAAGAAGAAAAAGTTGTTTACGATTCGTTTTAATCATATCTTAGAGGATATTCAGTTTGAAAATTCAGATAGAGGTCTTTTGTTGTGGGTTAATACTCCAAAGACCATTAGGGTATTCGGATATTGGAAACGAGGTGCCTGTGGTGGAAGTAAGAAATTCTATCAGACTTGGGCTAACGACCATTGTGGTTGCTGCTAACAGAGTAAGCTAACACCCTCTCTATAAAATGGAGAGGGTAAAAAGAAGATAATATGGCAAAAATGAATGTAACAGAAAAGGACTTTGAAGCTTTCTTACAAGCTACAGAATCTCTTATGGCTATGTCTGGTACTTTAGATGAAGGATTCGATGAAGAAGCTCATGCAATAAACAGACAGTTCAAAAATTTCGAGCGAAGATACTTAAAGGAAAAGGAGAAAAAAAAATGAGCAAAGATAAAGCTATTGAGTATATTAAACGTGCCAAAGAACAGTTATCTGACGAATTACTTACTGTAAGGTATTGTCAAATGGCTCGCAATAATTTAGACAAGGCACTTAGAGAGTTGGAGGACAATATGGAACAGAACAAGGAACGGCTATCATTCAGAACCTTCGATAAGGTTCTTGTGCGCAACCTTGATGAACTTAAATGGAGGCCAGCAATCTTTGTACAAACACGTATAGGTGATCATTCCCCATACATGTACAAAGCTTTGCTATTGCCTACCGGGCAGGTAGGTGACTTTGCCCAATGCATTAAATACGAAGGTAATGAGGAAATGGCATTCACCACTGACCCATTTTAGGTAAACAGAAATGTGGTTTTATATAATTTCAATCATTATGGAATCAGAAAAAGCAAAGTCAGACCGCATAGCCAGGCAGCGAGAATACTATCTTAAGCATCGTGATAAAATGCTCGCCTATTCTCGCAAATACATCAAGGATCATCCCGAAAAGAAAAAGCTATATCGGGAAAATGCAGCCAAGAAACGAGCCAACGGCACTGGATATTATCAGAGATACTATCAGCGCAACAAAGAAAAATTGCTGGAAAAATCTAAGAGCTGGAGACAGAATCACCCCGAAAAGGTGAAGGAGTACCAGCGCAGATACTATCAGAAGAAAAGAGCAGCAGCAAAGGAAGAGAAGAAGATAATGCTGAATCCAGATATAGATAAGGCAAAATCACTCTTCCGTGATCCTTCTAAGACTGTTCACCTACAGTGGCTCCTGGAACACAACAGAAACAAAAGTAAGCAATATGAATCACGCTAGTTTATTCAGCGGAATCGGTGGTGCTGAGGTCGCGGCATCCATGATGGGATGGCAGAACCTCTTCCATTGCGAGATACAAGAGTTCCCTCGCAAGGTGCTCCAATACTGGTTCCCAAATTCAGAAAGTTATGAAGACATTACCAAAACAGACTTCCATCAGTGGCAGGGAAAAGTCGATGTTCTCACCGGAGGATTCCCATGCCAGCCTTTTAGCGTTGCCGGCAGAAGAAAGGGAGAAGACGATAACCGCTATCTCTGGCCACAGATGCTACGAGCGATTCGGGAGATTAAGCCCACTTGGATCGTTGGTGAAAACGTTGCTGGAATCCGAACCATGGTGGAGCCCGGCCAAGAGACTAAAGTGGGACGCACAGGCGATCTCTTCGAAGAGAATTACATATACAGAGAGGAAAGCAGGTTCACACTCGAAAAAATCTGCCAGGAACTTGAAGCAGCAGGATATTCCGTCCAACCGCTTAATATTCCAGCTTGCAGTGTCGGAGCACCACACAAAAGAGAACGCATCTGGATTGTTGCCCACCGTGCAGACACAGGGGCTGAAACGCTGCAATATGAAAGGAAAAACAGAGTTCATGCCTCTAGATCTCCTTCCTACGCCTACAGCAACCGACAAAGGAAGTGGAAGAATAAACAGAAGTCCCTCTCCCGGTGCTGCAGAACGTCCAACCTTGGCTCTTGCCGCAATACAAGGACTCTTGCCGACTCCTTGCGCCACAGAAGCAACAAAGTTCACAAAGACCTTCAACCCAAATTCTCAGATGGGAAAAAGTCTTACGGCATTGGCAATCAGTGGAATGATACCTTCTCCATCTTCCAAAAAGAAGACTTCTGGAAAGACTTTCCAACTCAATCCCCTGTATGTAGAAGAAATGATGGGATTCCCTTTGATGTGGACCGCCTTACCATTTCTTTCCCTAAATGGCGAGCAGAATCAATAAAGGCCTACGGCAATGCATGGGTCCCTCAGGTGGCCTACAAGATATTCCGGGCTATTGAGGCAGAAGAAAAGAAATAAGATAGTAAATTCTATATTCCAAATAAAAGAAACAGCAAATGAAAACAGATGGCTACATTCTTACTCCAGAGCTGCTGCAGTGGCGTTACTTTCACCGGCCGGTGGTGGTACAGGTGCTCATCTACGTGCTCCTGTCTGCCACCCACAATGAGGCTTCCGCTGCTACGCTCTCCTTACGTATGCTCGCTGATCGGCTCCATACCTCGGTCAAGTCTATCCGCTGTGCCATCGATGTTCTCATACAGGAGCGAATCATCACAAAATGCAGCTCCCCTAAAGCCTCAACAATAGTGTATGTTAACAGTTCGCATCCCCTCTCACACTGCATTCTACCATACCAAAACCCACTAGGGGCACAGAATGGGGCACTCTTTAGGGCACAGATAAGGGCACAATCAGGGGCACAGATTTTAACTTCGCAAGTTACTGATACACAAGATTGTGCAGCGTATCTTCAAGATAACAAGGGCACAGATAAGGGCACGATTAAGGGCAAAGATGGGGCACGCTCTAGGGCACACCCTAAACAAGGGGCACACCAAAAGGCACAGTCTAGGGCACAGATTAACAATCCCGAAACCCCTTTAAATAAAGGTGATTCCGAAGATTCTGCCGAAGTTGAGGGCACAGATAGAGGCACAATCAGGGGCACAGATGTAAGAGGAAAGAAACAAATAAAAGAAAACATTTCCCCCGAACCCCCTATAAAAGAAAACAAACAAAGAAAGGAGAAAGCCCACACCCACACACAAAAAAAAGAAAAAGAAAAAAAGTCGCTGGATCCGGAAGTTCAGTTCTCGGAAGTGCTAAGACTCTTCAATCGCCTCTTTCTTGGCACGCAGGTCAAGCCAATCTCAAAGATGACTCCCGACCGCAAGAAGATGGTGGCAAAGTTTATCTCAGACTATTCCTTCGAGGATATAGAACCGATGCTTCGAAAGGCTCTCAACTCCGATCTTCTCTCAGGGCGCAAGGATGGTGGATGCTATATCTCCTTCAACTGGCTCTTCAATCCGAAGAACTACGAGGCTCTGATGGAAGGGACCTTCGACAATCCTACAGTTGTAGCCTCAGCCGGGAAGAAGCCTCAGCATTCAAGTTCTCCACCACCTTCTCCTCCACAGCCTCAACGCGAGGAGACTAACGAGGAAATAGAAGCTCGCCTGAGAATGAAAGAAGAGCGCAAGAAGGAACTGGAGAAAGAACAGACCGAAGCCCTACGGCAGAAGTATCTAGGCTGGATAGAAGCCGCCAAGAAGAACCCGAATGGTTCCATGGCAAAGATGGTAAAAGATGCCTACAAGAATGGCACTCTAGCCAAACTGGGCATCGTCTGGAATCCATCGGTGGCAGAAGAAGAACAGTCACTGGTCGACTTGGATGATAAGACACAGAGTTATCTCCAGTCTATCCTCAGCGACTAAGATACAAGTAACAAACAATTTAATTCATACGATTATGGACAGACAAGAATTAATCGACTGCCTCAACGGCAATCATTCTGAATACACTAAGAAATCTGCTACCAAACAGAAGAAGGTGCAACATGAAGGGCAGCTACAGATAGCATGTGTACGCTGGTTCCGTCTCCAGTACCCGGCTTATGCCTCTCTCCTCTTCCATCCCAAGAATGAGGCTGATGGTGCTACCAGTGGCAAGAAGATAGCCATCAACGCTGCATCAGGAGTTGTGCCGGGCGTTCCAGATCTCATCCTGGCTCTCCCATCATACAAGAATGGCAAAAATGGATATTTAAACAGGGGTACAGAAGTATTCCATGGCTTGGGCATCGAACTGAAGTATGGCAAGACAAACAATCAGACAGCTCATCAGAAACGTTTCCAGGGCTACTGGCAGTGTGCTGGCTATAAATACACTCTCTGTCGTTCTCTGGAAGACTTCATTAAAGTTGTCACAGATTACATGCTTTCAGTTGATTTAGGCATCCTTAAGGAAATAAGTTCTTATCATCAGAGCATCGATGATACTGAGCACAACAAGCAAGTATTAAACAAAATCATTAAAAACAAGAAGTAATATGGAAATCGGATTTATCATCATCATGGTGTGCCTTGTATATTTTGCCGGCACATTCGTCTATCTAGTTTACCACCATAACCATCGCTCATGTAAGAGCTGTAAGTTCTACCGTCCTAAGGCTGGCAGCAAGTACAGCGGAACATGCAATGGCTTCGGTCATCATCGCTTCCACTGGGAATGTTGTGGGGAATGGAAACGTAAAACTACCAAGGAGGATGAACTTTAAAATCATACATCTATGGGCAATTACATCAAACAAAACCTGATGCAGTCAACACCATCGGTTGCTGATCAGGAGAAAATGAGGATGTGCAAGTTCTGTGTACATAGCCACATCAGCGACCTCGGCTACAACCATTGCTGGAAGTCAGATAGTGCTAATTATAACCGAGATTCCCCTACAGGCGTCTGCTGGGCTTTCAGAGACAATCGGATATGGAAACCCTATTATTTCTCTAGACTCATGTCTAGCTACAGGGGGAATATCTGCTGGGTAAGACCGATCTACTGCTCTTCTAAAAAGAGAAAGAACCGTATTATCCAATACGAAATCAACGACCCAGTAGCCTCAACAATAGATAAAGTTTCCCCCAAGGAGTTCACTAGGGATTACATTCCAGCCACTCCTGGCTCCAAGCCTCCACATACTATGAAGGAGTATGAGAAATGGGATGCCTATTGTTTCGGTGGCTTCGATCCGCAGCTTTCTGAAAAACAGGAGGCAAGAAATTATCATGAAGCCAACTGGCAGCAAATCCTTGCTCAGGAAGCAATAGACAAACAATTAAGGGAATAAAAGCCCACCGTTCCCAGCGATTCTATCGCTGGTCCCATAAAAAATATGTAAAATATCAAAGCAAGAATATGGAAAAGACTATTTATATACCAGGTGATTTGGTTATGACCAACGGCATTCCTATCGGAACCAAAAAGGGCATCGTTTACCAGGTCACAGAAAGTAATGCTGATAAATATGCAAAAGTGAAAGATGGAAATGCATTCACAGAACTGAAAGGTTCTGTCACTCTTTCCAACTTAAAAGGAAAAACTATTAAAGATGATGGATTCCTGTTCTGTGACAGTGGTGCATGGGTGAAGGATATTGTTCCCATCCCTCTTACTCCTTCCATTCTAGAGAAGAATGGGTGGAAGAGGGATGATTATGATTGGTATAGGTTACCTGTAAAAAGAGCTTATCTGTACATAACTAAAGATACTGAAGTTAAGGATGAGTTCTTGGTGTGTGCAGGTTTAGAAAAGCATAACCTGGCAAGTGTTAGCTTCGTTCACGAACTTCAACACCTTCTTTACGGATTGAAAATCAACTCAGAAATGGAGATATAAGCGTATGACAAAGGAAGAATATGAAGAAATGCGTAACACCATCAACTACGTAGGCGAATACTTCAACTCCATCGAAGAGTTAACCAATGTCAGAGATATTGTAGAAGAAGTTGATGCATCAAACGACATGACTATACTAGAAAGCCCTGTAAAGTTGGATATATCCATCCAGGGAATGTGCAGTGTTGCAAACGAAGACATCACCAAGTATCTCGATGCAGAAGCAATCCGCTACATCAGAAGTGCCATCCTCCGAAGATTAAATAGACGTATCGCATTCTTCGAAAATCAGATAGAAAACATTAATTACACCAAACGTAAAACAAAGAAAAAGTAATGAAGATAAAATTAATCAAACCAACAAAGTGCGCTCAGGATGTTCACGAAACAACCAAATATCCACGCCCATGGTTTAAGCCGAAGCCAGAGCTTCCAGCAGGTACGATTTTGGAGGTGCGTGATGTATGGTTGAATTTCTCTGGTCAATATTATCGCTGTCAATTGCCAGAAGAAATGAAAGATAAAGGCTATTCTCTTCCATGGTACGACATCCCAATAGAGAATGCTGAAATATATAAAAGTTAAATTTAAATCATAACAATTATGGCTGTAGTAAATGTAGATTATTCAGAGTTCGAAACCTTGAAGAATCGAGTAAAGGAATTAGAAGAGACCGTAAAAGAGAAGGATAAGACCATCGCTTCCCTCAAAGACGGTTCCAGAGTTATCATCCGCAAGGAAGTGCAAATAGAGTATGAGACATTCAGTGAACCATATCGTAGATTGCGTGGCATTGACAAAGACCCTTTGTATTCACAAGATGATAAGCCAAGACGCACAATTGAGACCTCTGAGTCTTACCTTGGCTTTGAAGATGTGCGCTTAAAGGTTGAAGATAAAATGAAGGACGAGATAAACCGTAGCATCAAGCAGCGAGACGATTCACGCGATAGTTACGAATCCTCTGTTCAGAAATATAAAGAAAAAGAGAAAAAGTTGGATGACAAGGAAAAGTCTCTCAATGATAAGTATGCCAAAAAGGAAGCAGCTCTCATTTCTGAATATAAGGAGAAGGAAAAAGCACTTGAAGCAGACTATCTAGACAAGGGTAAGGCATACAAGCGACAATTAGAAGCGGATTATAAAAGTTATAAGAATCAAGCAGGTCGTTTGCCATTGATCAACAAGAATGCAAAAGAAGCCCTGTCTCTCCTCAATGCCAATCGCTTCTTCAAGCCAAAAGGTGTTGAAAGTATTCTAGCACAGATAATTCAAAAGTGTGAACAATAAAAAATACAATTATGGAAACAACAAAATTGAAAAAGTACATCGGTACAAAAGAGGTTATGGCTGCACCTATGGATGAAGCAACCGCAGTGACTAAAGGTTTTGCTCGTAAAAACGAGGATAATCATGAGTGGAGATCTGGCTATCACGTCCAATACACTAACCCAGATGGCAGTAACTACGATTCATGGTCCCCTAAGGATGTGTTCGAAAAGTCATACCAGGTAGCAGAAGACTTTAAGGACCGTCTCATTATTGAGCTCAAGGAGTTGAAAGAACGTTTTAATAAACTCGAGGCTTTCATGAATAAGAATGATTACGACAAGGTCGTTGAAAAATGCGGAACTGTTCAGACAGCATTCATTATTTCTCAATATCATGCAATGAGACATTACTACGATATTTTAAGAACTCGTATTGAATTGTTGGAGGATTTTCCAGACAAGAAATAAGTGTGAACAATAAAAAATACAATTATGGAAGTAACAATAACATTAATTATCTGCCTCAGCGTGGTCTTCATTATCACGCTAGGCATCGTCTCTTGCACGTTAAGAGACAAGAACTTCAAAGTTCGCTTCGATGACAGAAACAAGCGTTTAAGTCGAATTATTCAAGAGCAGCGTGATGAACTTATCAAATACAGAGAGGCTATCAAGAAAAATGATACCAATCTAGAAAGATCTCTAGAGGTGTTAGCTTCTGCTTCCGATACTGTCAACAAAAAAATATCTCGGTTGAAAGATACGGAAGAACTTTTAGCAATGGTCAAGGTCGAACTTGGAGATTTGAATTTGGGAACAGATAAGATTTCTAAGAAAATGGATGAAGCTATTCGGTCATTCTCTTCATGCGTAAAGAAAATTGAGAATAATAATGAGGTATCATTCAAACACTTTGAACAATATCTTGTCAATCGTCCTTCATACCTCTCTAAGGAAGAGAAGAAGCATTTTAAGGAATACATGCAATCATGTGCTAGAGGCTATACATTTATTAGCAATATGCCAAACAAAATGGACTTAGATTTTGTTCGTGTTGAAGATGTAGATAAAGCACTTGAATTTGTAGGTAGAGACCAATGGGATTTATTATACATTAAATGCCCATCAGAAGAAGAATATGCCAATGGACAGAATACAGAACGAAATCAGTAAACTTCGTCATGAGCAGCATTTGCACGAAAGACTGCAAGAAGCCCAACTTCGGCAGATAAAGCGTGAGCACGATGGTCTTCACAAGTGGATTACCATTAAGCCAAATCTCAGGCTCCTCTGCCGGATAGACGAACATGGCAAACTCCTCCCTATAGAACAGGAGCGCATCAATAAGATTAAGAAAACATTAGGCATCAAGTAATATGAGTGAACAGGCAGCCCTCGCATTTCGTAAGCTAGTAGCTTCCATGCGAACTTTAGAAAAGCAGTATTGGGCACGAAGAGATAAAGGCGTACTACGCCAATCCATTGAACTGGAAAAGCGCGTTGACGAAACCATCATGAAGGTTGATCCAAAAAACGTACCGCAAACTGACAATGGGAACTTCTTTATCTTGGTGGCAGAACTTCGCGTTGCTACTAAGCAGTATTTCTCTGAGAAGAAGAAACCTGATCCTGACAAAGAACTGGTGAAGACTCTCTTTAATACCATCAAGGAGAAGGAAGCAAAGATTGATCAGCAGCTCATACGCTTTCAGGAAGAAGACTTTCGCAAACAAGGCTACACAATTCAGTACCACGTCATGGAACGGCCATACAAATGCCCTCCTCATAGCCTCTTCCAGTCCACTGATGAAGAACTGGCGAATGTGATGTTTAATGATTACTTACGACATCCCACACCCGGTACAATAATCTTCAGGATGAAAAAGTATATCGGCAAGGATGGAAAACCTCTCTCAGACGAAGAAATCAATAAGATATTGTATAACAAATAAAAAACAAAGAATTATGAAAAAATCAGAAAAGAAAGAAGAGTCTGCACAAAATGTTGCAGTCAAAGTAAACAAAGCAACAGAAAAAATCATCGGCACAGGTAATTGTCAATCTCTCCGCTCTCGTACAAGCACATGGTTCGAGTGCAAGGTACGCTATGGGAAGACCCAGGAGGATGGAAGTGAAAAATTGGTAAACGAGTTGTATGTTGTTGATGCCCTCTCCTTCACCGAGGCAGAAGCAAGCATTATCGATAACATGGAAGTCTATGTATCTGGTGAACTTAAGATTGCCAACATCAACCCTGCCAACTACAACGAGATTTTCTTCTCTGGTAATGATGACGATGATCTTTGGTTCAAGGCTCGTTTAGCTTTTATCACCATTGACGATAAGAATAAGGAGAAGCGTACCTATGTCAACTACCTTATCCAAGCCAAGAGCATCGAGCGTGCCAAGCGATATGTTGATGAAGTCATGGGCGAGACCATTATTGACTATGAGTTGAAGAGCCTCAGCGAGACCAAGATTTTTGATGTCTTCGAGCATGAGCCTTCCACTGATAACAAGCAGAAAGAGAAGGACGGTAAAAACGAGTAATCACTGACAATTCTTGCGCAATTTGGTTCTCAACAAGCTAAGTTGCGCAAGTTATCACTTTTTATCCTCATTTTTCTCGTACCTTTACCCACATTATTAATATATAACATCAATCATATATGAAAAAGTTGAAACGTTTAATCATTTACCTACGCCTCTGGTTTATCCGCCAGATGGGTTACAATCTCCCATCCCTCCGTGAGGCTACTTGTATCGTTCCCGGTCAACTCTATGATCATTTCGGTCGTGTTGTCAGGGCTGTACCCAGTAAGCCAATAGATAATGAAGTTGGTAGCAAAGAACAGAAAGATGTTCCTGATCATTGTTTTCAGTGCGATCTGTACAACAAGCATATCCCTTGCTCCTTCAATCATCGGATGGCAAACGGCAACGACATCTGCGAGAATCATCATTTCGAAATCATCTGCCTCAACACTGGCAACATTTAAAGACTACTCATTATGGAAAAGCAAAAACCAAGATACAGACTCGATAAGAAAACCGGTCATCTTCTAGAAGTCCCTACTAAGAAGCAGGTTCGTGAAAACGTTAAGAAGATTCGTGAGCAAAAGGGAAAAGATCAGTTACCTCAATCTCCGGTCACGATACATGAGACTCAGGCAGAGAAAAACTTCAAAAAGGTTCAGAAGGTCATCGACCGCATGCACGCCAAGGCGAAACTGCCTGATTTCCTCTCCATGGCTCGACATAAGTTCCTCTCCACCGTCTGTGTCATCAATAAGCCGGGCAAACAGCGTAGTCTCCTTCCCGATAAGAAAGGCCGCTTCGTCATGCTCTGCCATGGCAAGATGGCTAAAGTTTTCACTGCCGATGTTTGCCTTCTCGTCAAGATCCAGAAGTCCATCATCAAGAAACATGAAATGGCACCAGGTGGAGAAGTGACCACAGAGCATTGGCAGGATGGTAGTTGGAGTATCGTTCCATGCCGGGCAGACAAGAGTAATTACACCACCATTCAGGAGGTTCGTCTTCGTCCATGGTTCTTTCTCCATCGCTACTGGTATGAAATTTCCTTCGATGGCAGAGTAGAGCCAGCCATGATGTTAAATGATTACAACCTCAACCCTACTCTCAGCAAGAAGCATTTCTATGTTACAAGAGAATACGTCAAAGTACGAAACCAGGATGCAGAAAACGATTATTTCCGTTTCTGGCTCCATAAACCTGCAGATCATGAAGCTAACAAATGATGTCATTATTCTCAATCGTCCTCGCGTTCAGAAGCGAGGACTTGCCCTTAATATCTCTGGGCGTATCACTCTAAGGTCTAGTCCTTGCAAACTGCTGGATCTCCATCCGGGTGATAAGATTTGTTTCTGTTTCTATACGCCAAGTAAGCAGATGTATGTCATTAAGTCTACACCGGATATAGAAGCTAAAGAAGTAGTATGCATCAAACTGTCTGGCCGTAAGGGACAGCTCCATGCCAGTAATGTTTCTACCGTCAGTTTCTTGCTTAGCTATATACCGAATATCCCGACTGGTACTAAGCAGATAGAACTGGTTACGGCTAATGAAACCATCAATCTCAATGTAGATGGCGTCAGTTGTCCAGCCTTAGCAATCGTCAATAGGGCCGACAGCGAGCATTGTCGATAGTAAAATATTAAACATTAAGTAATATGCAACAATCAATTAGATACAAAGGCCTCAGCCTCACTCCTGATGAAATGGCTGTAGAAAACGGTGCGCTATCCCTCTGCGGCAATCTAGAGCTGCATGATGGCGCATTACGCCCTTCTATTGTCACAGGAACACCCCTCTCTCAGCCACTCACCATTAATGGTGCAGTGGCTAAGATTCTTTATGTACACGAAACTGGCAATTACCGCCATCTCATAGCCATAGCCTCATCAGCCATCTACTGGTTTCTTCAAGATGGATCTCTTGGCTCAACCACCCCTATCAAGTCCTTCGACTACGAAGCATCGGTTCTTTCCGTCAATTCCATAGGCAATACGCTTATCATTGTAGCTACAGATGGGATTCACTATGCTTTATGGGTGGATGGTGGCTATAAAAATCTGCCACAAAAGCCTCCATTCGTAGAAATCACCTTTTCTATTTCCGATGATTATCCGGAGAATTACATAAATGGAGGTGTGGACGCTGAGGGAAGTATAAATGGTTTTCGTAAAGCTATCCAGCAAACAACCTACTCATGTAATGACGTTTTCAACACCGTAAAATTAACGCAAGAAGATTATGACACAAAAGAAAATGAATGTCTTAATATTAAAGAAAATAAGCAATCTGATATTACACAGAGCATCTATGCACTTATCAATCGAACGAACAATCTGATTGCTCGTAAAGGTCGTTTTTATGCTAATTTTTTTGTTAGATATTGCTATAGAATGTTTGATGGTTCCATGATTATGCACTCATCGCCTGTATTCATCCCTGTACAAGTTCCAGATAGTTACATTGTACTTTTACCAAATGCCTTGTTTTTAAAAGATGGAGTCATCAAACTGTCTGATAATTTAACACTTGTACGTGAGGATGGAAAGAACAATCCATCAAATGTAAATATTTCCAAAGTTGCATTCGTTTACTATCCCCGAAATGTAGATTTGAGATACGCCATACTGGACGCAAAACGTAATGAACTTGAAGAATGGAAAGATGTCATCAAATCGGTGGATGTATTTATTACTCCTCCAATTTCCAACGTTGATACATCTGAAAAAATTTCAAGCATCAGATCTAAACGAAGAAATTATGGACTTGGGAAAGGATTATTCTATTTAGGTATTGATCATAATTCACAAATATACACAGGTTTTAGTGTGTATTTCCCATCACTGAGTGAAGATGCCTATCGTAACAAATTAAAGAACACCTCTGCTTTCTACAAAGTCTGCTCGATGAAAATTTCTGATTTAACAAATTATACAACAAAGAAATTACCTGTAGACAAGAATGCAGTCTATCAGGTATCATTACAGGAACAGATGAAGGATGATTACAAAACTCATAACTCGCTCTTCGCACAAGGTGGATATGTCTATAACCACCGCCTCAATCTGTACGGCATGAAAGAGAAACTGTTTCAAGGATTCAGCGGCTATGTTATGCTACCAGGGCTGTACATTCTTAAATACGATGATAGTACGGATAACCAGAAATATAGGTACAAAATCCAGAAAATCGTAGTTAGCCTCAACACCACTTCCGGAACGAAATATGTTGAAAGTAGCGACAAATTCTTCTCTCGTCAGGATATTGATGTCTTCATGATCAGTAACCTTGTCAAGTTCTACCCGGATTCCAGAGCTGATAAAATGGCTATCTTCTGTAAGGATTCTTCTGATAATGATGTCATCTTCGTCTTCCCTCTGGAACAATGCGCTGAACTGAATGGAGCCATGCACATGGGTGACTTCACCGACAATTTCGAGCAATATAAGGTCGATTCGTTTGATTATGCAGTTGATGATGTCGTGGAACTATCCAATAAGATCTACACCTCAGAGTCTGATAATGCCTTCTATTTTCCATTAAACGGAATCAATACAGTAGGTATCGGAACCATACAGGGAATAGCCTCCACCACGCGTGCGCTCTCTCAGGGTCAGTTTGGTCAGTACCCATTAATGGCATTCTCTACCGATGGTATCTGGGCGATGGAAGTCTCTTCCAAAGGCACTTATAGCAGCATCCACCCAATTAGTCGTGAGGTTTGTAGCAATCCGAAGTCTATCACACAGCTAGATCAGTCCGTGCTTTTCGCCACAAACCGCTCAATCAGTCGCATAGCAGAGTCACAGGTGGTTTCCATGTCCGATGTCTTAGATGGTCCCGGCTTCAACATTTCCGGCACTCTAGGAAAATTCCTTAACTTCTTCAATGATACTGAGGAGGATAGTGATACCGTCAAGTCTACCAAGGCTCAGATGCGTCAACTCATAGATTTTACTTCATCGCCAATAGAGTTCTTCCAGCGTTGTCAGGTCATCTACGACTACAAAAACTCTCGCATCTTCTGCCTGGATGTTACACAGACGAGTAAGACCTCTACGGCTGATACGGTGGCACTCTGCTATTCTATCAAGGATAATGCTTGGAGCACTTTCCTTATACAGAACGTGCTCACAGCAATCAATTCCTACCCACACCCCTACATACAATATAGGGATGGCAGCGTGATGGTGCTCGATAAGGGTTACGATTACGAAGATCCAACAGAGTATCATGGTATCATAGTTACTCGTACATTGAAGTTTGACGAAGATAACGTACCTGATTCCATTACCGGCTATATCCATTCCCTCACGTCTGGCAGCATACCAATCATGTGGTTATATGGTAGCAATGATAATCAGAATTGGCATTACATCGGTCGCTTGGGCGGCATGAAGTCCAGCTACATGGCTACTCACAGCTATCGTTTCTTCCGCATCGCCCTATACCTGAAGATGAAATCCATGAATCAATACTTTGCTACGCGCCTCGAAATCATCAGGCGTTTCAGCAAGTTCTAGCAGAAAAACCACCGTTCCATGACTTTATAAGCCATGACCCCCAAAAACAAGAGCCTTCGCAAATCAGGAGTAATCCAGAAGCGAAGGCTCTTTCCATAAACACACCTAAAACGAAAGAAGAAAAAAAAAGATTTATTAAGTAAAGCCACCGTTCCAGGCGATTCTATCGCCTGTCCCCAATAGCCTCTTACGTAAAGCTCGGCCGTCTCAAAGTATAGTTATCCCGGCTCAGCAGGTTGCTCTTCATATTATTGAAGTCTGCTGTAGCACTATTCCCATACTGTCCAGCCTTGTCTGCATACTGATCCTGCAAAAATTGGCTCATCGTATAGTCAACCATATACCGGTGCATATTGCTCTTAAGCGCATCCGTCACAGCCACATTCCAGTTCGGGATCTCCAGTTTCAGAGTCACAGTTTCATAGATACTTTCCTCCCGATCATTACCAGCCTTAGTTACGGTAGAAGTCACTTCCTCATCTTCCTGGCCGATGATGCTTGTTGTCACTACCTCCGTCCAAGTTCCGTTCTTGTTATCGGTGTACACATACTTTCTTGTACCCTTCACCAGTCGCTCCAGATTGTTGTTATCCTCCACACGTCCGGTAGTCAGATAACGCTGAGCTGCAACCTTGATATTACCGATAGCTTCTGTTACTGCGCGGTTGATAATGCTGCGAGTCTCTTTACTGTCAGGGCTTTCGATAGTGGCTCTGATGTCCTTCTGGGCATCATCCACCAGTCCCTGGCTCAACACATAGCATCGAGCCAATATGTCATTGCATACTTGCTCCATGCTAAAGTTCAACGTAATTAGTTTACTATCCATATTTCGAAATATTTAGATGATTAATAAATCTACCTCAGTTCATAAGGCGGCCTACCTCCGCTCCAGTCTACATGATCATGATGGAAGTGTTGCGAAACGAAGTCCTGATTACGCTCTGATCCTTTCAGCCCTCTCTGCTCATCCTTGTCTACCGCATCCTCATTTCGAGCCTCAGCATCAAGAGTATTGCCATCCTTTACTGTTGCATCAGAGCCTCTAGCCTCAGCATCCAAAGAATTGTCTTCCTTGCCTACACCGTCCGAAGTTCTTGCCCAAGCAGATTGCTCATTCATCTGTTTATCAGAATCATCCTCGCTTCTCGTTGAAGTAGAAGAGGAAGAAGTATCCTTTTCCATTTCATCCACTCCCCTTCTCTCTGTAGAAGAATATCTATGATCCTTTACAACAGCATCAGAACCTCTGGCAACAGCATCAACTGCCGAAGACCCTTCTTTCGCTGTATCGTCAGCAGTTCTTGCAGCCTCAGCAAAGCTAAAGTCTTTCTTTAACAAAATCTCCTTAATTGCGTCAAGGTCACTCGCTCCCATACTGGCATAGTCCGTATGGTTCATATCCGGGAAATCGCTCAGCCATCCGGCAAGGATAGCATGAACCAGATAGTTCTGTATTTGGTTCGTCAGAACCCCACTTAGTCTAGGTGGCCAAGAAACCAAAGTCTTGATGGTAATTGAGAAATCATCAGCCAGTGCCTGTAGGTCAAACTGCTGTGTGGTCGAAGAAGAGAATCTTGCCAAGAAGTTTTCCAAGTCGGTTATCGCCTCCCGATAGTATATATCCAGTTTCGCTTCCTCGCCATCACTCGCCCAGACGGTCTGAAAGTCCACCTCCGGGTTATGCTGCGCAATCGTGGCAGATAGTCCCTCTACCACGCCCATCACGCTCTTTTTCACTATTTTTATAGTTATCGTTTTCATAAGCCTTATTTCTTTCTATGCCACAACCAAATCAGCAAACCTATCACTGCAACTACCAGGGGCCAGATGATCTTGGCTGTATACTTCCCCAGGGTAATATACCTCTGTTCTGCCTTGCTCAGTTCTCTACTCAATACATGGATAGAGTCCTGCTTTAACCGAATCAGACTGTCCTTTTGCACGATCAAGAGTTGATATTTATCCACCTTCTTACTCATAGTAGAGATAGAATCCTGTAGCTTCGTCACCTCTTTAGTGTCTCTATGGGTCACAACAGAGTGCCAACTTTCTGTTTTGATAGGCTTTCCGTTCTGGTCTACAGTGGTCGAAGTACTATCCTTTGTATGAGTTGTCTCCTTGGTCGAAGTCTCATGCTCCCGGTTACGGTATGTAGCCATCTGCTCGAAGGCTGATATAAACCGCTCCTGCCAACTGGCATCCAAACCTTTGCTCACAGTGTTGTCTGTGATATAATGCTCCTGCATCACGGTTTTCGTCTTGCAGCTCGTAAGGAAGAGTACAGAGAAATAAGCTATCCATACAAACAGATAGATAATTAAATGTTTTGATTTCATAAACTATGAGATATTGAGTGCTCGCTTTGACCTTTTCAAATACTCCTCGCATTCGTCCAGACCATTGTAGCCACCGTTAATTTTCCGTCTGATTGCTTTCAGATTATCCTCGTCAGCCAATTCATTGCATCCGAAAGTATCGAATATCCACATCGAGGAACGTGTGGCACCAAGAGGCTGCTCCAAGAGGTCGGGCTTCTTCACTACATCATAGCCACAATATCCGGCATACTTTCTGTAGTTGGCTCGCCCTGTTATCTGTATCAGCCCACGCCCCTTATACCTTACACCATCACCCTTATGGGTGTTACCAAGGTCTTTTCTTCCCTCATACGCCTTTCCGCTGGCAATCTCCTTGGTATATCTCAGTTCACCACTTTCATGTGCAATTTGAGCCAAGTAGTGCGCCCATCTCAAAGGCGTGTTTATTTCAAACTCCTCGGCAAATCGGTTCAGGTATGGCAGAAACTTCTCTGCCCTCTTCCCTGCGTTAGGCATTGCCATCAGCAGCTGCTCTAATCTGATTTCCTTCATTTCCATTTTCCTTATTGTTTTTAAATTCTTGGTATTTCTTGAACATCGGAAACTTCTCCACAAATCCAAGTGTAAGCGCATAATAAGCATATTCCACAAGTTTATAAAATGGCGTATCAGGCACTAGCATCCGTCTCAGGTTCTTCAATATGTTGGTCGTGAACAGATAGGTTGCAGCTATACACACCCACTTCACGCAAAACAAGGCCTCAGTGTCCGAGTGAAGAAAGTGACCGATAATGAACAGAGCTGCCACCGTCACAAAGAACACCGCACAACAGACGAAGAACATACCGAATTTCTTCCAGCTCCATTCTTCACCGTTAAACACTGCAGCCACGATGCCGAACACCAGGTTCAGCCCAAATAATACCATCATGGCAATCATGAAATCCCTGATGGGAACCAGCAGACTCAGAAAGGTCCATATCGTCCCAATTAAGTAACCTCGAATATCATTCATTTTCTTTTTCATTTTTCCGTCCCCACTCCGTTATGGAAACGATGCAAATTTAAGCCATCATTCCCAGTTATCTGTGATAAGTTGCGCAACTTCATACGAAATTCATACGAAAAAAGAGAACACAAGCCCATTTTCCGCCTGCATTCTCTTCTTCTGATAGTTTTCTTTTATATATCTCTAGTCATTATGGAATTTCCCACAAACTCAACATTCAACACTCAACATTCAACATTTCAATGGTTGAAGTACCCCCAAGCCTTACAATGGCCATAAGGGTTATCATCATCCCTCAGCCAGTTCACGGCAAGGTCCACCATCTTGTCCATCATCTGCTCCTCGCTGTCCTCCGGAAACCATTTCTTCATCAGATTATAGTTGTCAGAGTAGATCATGTTCAGCACCACGGCAAAATCCCATTGGTTGTAAGGTCTGATCTCGTCCTTCACCGTCTCATAGATCTCCTGAGTCTTAGCTGCGGTATAGTAAGGAGCACGATGCTCTACCTCCTTGTCATCCTCAAACACCATCTTCTTGATCTGAGCCTCAGCAAAGAAGTCGTTGAAGTGGCCGTTACCCACAACCCCATAAATCTCCTTATAGAGTTTAAGAAGGTCATTTTCCTCTGCGTGCATGGCCACAAACTTGCCGATGATCTTGGTAACCTTCACCATCTGTTCCGGTGTGGCGTCACTCTGATATTTTGTTATAAGTTCTACTAAGTTCATATCATTCTTGTTTTTGTGATTTGACAAATTTGAAAATCTCGTCCAGCTTGTTCTCCATCTGGTCGAGTCTTTCGTTGGTTTTCTGCTGGTCACGAAACGTTGTGTCCAACTCTGAGAGAAGTTGATCACAGTCCTTTACGGTCTGCTCGAAGTCCGGCATCTTATTAATGATGTCATTTGCTTGATTCTTCAAGGCGTTTACCTCGTTGATGATGCTCTCCTTACTACAGGAGATTACAAGGGTGTCGCTGTATGCTGTTTGCTCAGTATCTACTACCGAATAGGTTGACTGCTTTCCGTCTTCCGTCTGAACATTCACCTTCACGTTCATGGTGCCAAAGTTTGGCATGCCAGGCATCTGTGGCATCATGTTGGGTTTGCTACCACTAATATCAGGGCTTGGAGTATTCATCACTTTACCCTGCTTGAATTTTCTAGTCGCCCGGTCAAACAAAAAGACCGGAAAACCTGCCTTTAAATCTTTAAATATCATAATCGTATCGTTTTAAATGGATAATGTGAGGGAAACGATGGCTAACAAACCATCCACCATTTCCCCCTATAATGATACTAAGCAGTAGTCAATGCTACGGTTAGACTGTCAAATATGCTCAGGCCTCTAGCCTTTCCGCATACCACATCGTTAGCCTTTTGCGTTCTTCCTACACTGGTGATGGTCACAGCCGTTGGCAGAGCTGTCTGCCCTTGGAAGGCTGCTACCCATCTTTCCGTGTAAATTAACGGCTGTGCTCTCATCATATTTTTGTTGCCTGTTACAGGCGTAATGATGGAGATAGTTGCCACGATAGGCACAAATACCGTTGTACCGTTCAGGATAGGCTGATCATAACTGTAAGTTATGCTTGCCTGTGGCTGCACATTGCCATTCACGCAATAAGGTCTGCAAAGCTTCTCATTGTAAGTAGCTAAGACTGAAACTTGGTTGGCTACCAATGCTGTAGTAGCCAAACCCACTGGAGAAATCTTGTTCATACCACTACGCTTCTGTTTCATTCTTTACTTTTTTACTGATAGCCACCTGCTACACCTGCGCCACATCCGCAACCGCCATTCATCAGATTGGCAAGATAGATGTTCTGCTGCAGCTGTGAGTTCTTGAACTTCAAGTCCTGAATCTCGTTTGCTTGCTCCTGGCTCCAATGCCCTGTCAAGGTGTCGATGATGCGCTGGGTGTTGTTCTCACCTGCACGGATGATGTCACACTTGTCTTGCTGCATCTGGAAACCGAGGTTCGAAGCAGTTCTTTCTATACCAGTGTTGGTATAGCTAAAGCCCTGCTGCATCTGGTTAATGATGTCCTTCTGGCCCATCTGGTTCTCATAACCCATACGGATAATGTTCTGCTGCGTCTGGCAGCAGCAATCCTTAAGCGCAATTGTCATCTGCAAGTTACCCTGCGAAATAGCGTTGATTACTCGCTCTGCCGAGTATCCTACCTGACCGCTAAGCTGCTGGATGCCTGCCTGGATGCCACAGATAGAGTTCTGCAAGGCGTTGAAGTCACAGTTCAGATTGCTTGCCAACATCTTAAGATCGTTGCCGTTACCCTGGATGGCACCCATCAGCAAGTTGCTATTCTGGTTGTCTGCCATCTGGTTGCGCAAACTCTCGATTTGCCCCTGAATCTCTGCACGCTGCACGTCTGCACCATTGTCACGATTGTTCCAGTCTGCACCATACATATAGCGCATCATGCCCATCATCATCATGTAGGCGAAAGGATTGTTCCACATATCATCATCGTCACGGTTACGCATCATAGCCGCCATTGCCAAAGGATTGCTGTCACGATTTGCCATCGCTCCAAGCAAACCACCCATCATTGCATCGTTGCAACAAGAGGTAGTCTTAATTACTTCTTCTGCCATAATTCCTAAAGTAATAAAAGTTGTACATTTTGTTTATTCACACATGTAATCGATTACGGCAGCAAAGTTATCCCAAAATATCTACATATTTCATAACTCTGTCAAACATTCTTTTAGTGGCTGAGTTCCAATGATTTAAGGTGACATAGACCCATATCAAAAAAAGAGAAGCCTCATCAGCTTCTCTTCATTATTCTGTTATTTACCCATAAAATAAGTGATGATGGTTCCAGCAATCGCTATCACATTGATAAATGTTAGCCACGCAAACAACCACTTCTTGCGTTTATAATCTCCTGTCCACCAAACAAAGATATTAAACGAAACGCTCAACATTATAATGATAGCACACTCTACAAATAAAAATGTTACCATATTCATATCGCTTATCCGTGTTGCGATAGGGCTTAGTTCTTGTTTCTTTTCTGTCTTTTCTTAATAAACTCCTTAACGTCCCATTTCTTGAAGAAATGGCTATGGTCCCCAGCGTTCCCCACGCTTTCCAGCTCCCCATCAGCGATAGCCCTTCTTAGGGTAGATTCGCTGATATGCGCCTCCTTCTTCACTTGCCCGGCAGTCATCATTGGGTTGAGAGCATACGGCAGATAGTTCTCACAAAGGTCTTCTATCTCATCGCTACTCATTCCGCAAGCAGTTACCTTCTCCCCTCTCTTCTCTTGCTCGTCTGCTCGAAAACAAGAATCCGATAACGATTTAAATAACACACCCAAGGTGTGATAACCAAATAACTTTCCCATATCATTATAATCTAGAGATTAAACTTTGACAGCCCTTGCCTGAGAAATACTTATCGGCAAAACCATATATATAAAATATAATGGTCGTTACAAGTATTACAACATTAGCTTCCACCATTTCGTTGGTGGTAAAAACATTCCAGTATACGATATGAATAGCATTTATCCCAAATAGGTAGATGATCATCGGAATACGCCATCTGTAGCAGAGCCAAAAGAATCTGCTCGCAATTATAAGCACAAGCGGATGGATGTAAACGGAAAAATAGATAAATGCTGCCGATACCCAATTCTCCTTAAACCATACGCACATTTCTTTTTCATGAGACGCAAATGTTACCATGCATGCAATATGAAAAAGCATGATAAACAGAGGCATCACTTCACAATAATACTTAAACCAAGTGAGTAGCTTTATGCTGTAGCCTCTACCTGCAAGGATAATGACGTTTATCATTTCGCTAACGTCCATGTCCTTAAACATTACTCTTGACAACTGTACAACACCGATTGATTGAACTAACCGATGTACTTCATCTTCTTCCTCTTTAGTCATAAATTCTCCTCCTTTTGTTTTTGGATTTATTATTTGTTCTTAGTTCCTCATTCTTAATAATAAGGAATGTTCAGCAAAAATAAACAATTCTGTACAAAATATTTATTTTGAGCAATATTTTATAGTTAAACTTTGCTAAAGTAACAATCTGAAAGCAAATTATTCTTGAAAGGCCTCCGGTCATACAGATTGCAGCTCATTTGATATGTACATCTGTGAGAATATTGATTGACCTATAAATAATAAGGTGTAGCCCTATAAAGAGTTACACCTTATTATATTTATACCCATCTGATCATAGCTTATTCTCCTAACATAGAGTTTACCATCCCTTTAATGGCTTCATCGGTCATGCTCTCTTTGACAGAGGCATCACCGCTAATCGATTTCATCAGCATACCTATCCAAGGATTGTCACTCTCCATGGTGGATTGTATCTGCTCCTTGTAGGCGTCATAAAGTTCGCCCGATTCCTTAAACTCCAAAAGAACCGTGCGCAACGCTTTTGTCACGTAGTTATCCATCAGCAATGGATTATCCATTGCCGATGAAAGTTTGGTAAGAAGCACTGCCAGTGCTTCATGTAATTGCTTCTTATTCTTCATATATCTATTTTTTTAAGTTTCTAAACTCAGCGACTTAGAGTTCATTCATCTCTGTTCTCTTTTTGTTCATCTTCCTTTGGCTCGTCAACCTCTCGGAAGTCCTCGGGCGTGTCAAGGTGGGGAACGTCCAACTTCTCTCCACCAATGAAATACGAATACCCTAGATAAATCTCTTTTCCATAGTTCGTGCCATCTGCGATGCGCTCGAACGTCTTGCCATCATCAGCGATGATGTGCTTGTCGTTGTCTTTGTCTATTTTCATATCCTAATAGTTTATATTGTTACTCCATACTTCTGTCTCTCCTCGTCCGTCAATTCGCTCCAACCAACAATCTTGTCTGCAAAAGCACTCCAGTTCGTTGCCGCCTTGTATGTCTCTATCGCTGAATCTGGGACGTAAATTTTCAACACACTAGAAGGAATGCAGTCTGAATCTATTGTTGCTGGTGTCTCTGTTCTTCCTATGATTTTTTCTATCGGGCACCCAAAGTAAACATAATTATGACTTGCACCTGGTCTCTTTAAGCTGACTGGTAGTAAACCAACAGTCAATTTAGTATATGCGAATGTTCCGTCAAATCTACTTATAGGATTTTTGTCGAAGATGTCAAATGGAACTTCTTTTAACGAGGTACACCTCGTGAAAATTCCATAAACATTACTATAGTAATAATTGGCCCTATCAATTTTATTTAGTTTTTCCATCTTGTCGAACAATCCACGTGGAACGCTCTCTATTGTTACACATCCTTCAAAAGCAGACACGGCAATTTCTGCATTTTTTAAATTATCAAACAATCCAGCAGGAATAGACTTGAGCGAACTGCACTTTTGAAAAATACCTTCTCCGTCATAATTACTGAGCCAACCACCAGAGTCCACATTTGAGATAAAAACGGATTTTGGTATTTCCTTTAGACTATAACAATAATAAAAGAAGGATGCTATATCAGATGTATTAAAACATACGTCTTCACTTACATATTCCAATTTTGTTTGTCTTTTTAGACTATTTGGACCTATCATTGTATTTCCAACCGTCCAAAAGGCTACAATGCTTCCTTCTGAAAAAGATACTTGTGTATTTTTTTCTTCGACGGAATCCAAAGATACATTATGAAAAGCATTACCATCCGTATAAGTATGTGAGCCTTCATTGCTTGTACTTCCATCTCCCCAATCTATATTGACAGAAGAACCCGAATAAAGGCTAATAGACACAGAGTTACCAGCCAACAAAACTTGCATCTTTCCGTTAGGCTCTGGCTTCAACGTCATTATGTCAAATTCAATATTGTACGACTTTGATATTGTCGTGTCCGAACTAGACTGAATGATTCCTCTATCTTCTCCTCCACTATATCGGATAACGTAATCGTAGTGTTCTCCTTCTGCCAATGGCACTTTTGCCGTTCCCGAAGAAAGGTCGTATGTCAAGCCATTGATTTCCACGGTCGCTCCTTTTATTGCTCCGTACTGGCTTACCACGTTGAAGGTGGCGAATATTGTTTTCAGTACGGTTCTTGCTGTGATTGTCAAATGAGGGAAAATGCTCTTCATTCTCTCGATGTCTTCCTCATTAGCTTTAAGCACAGTATATTTTCCGCTCAAATATGCGATTGAAGTGTACTCCCCATTGTCTCCGACACCCTTGATGTTCGACAGCTTGCTGAGTATCTCGAAATTGGCTTTCAGTGCATCGATGTTGGTGAATCTTACGTATACGAGGGCATTGTCCGAGGAAAGGATTTTCTCGGAAATGTCTAGTGGCTCGATATTCGGACAATTCTCTATAACAAGCGTGGTTACGTTCGCCCACGAATCGACTGACAGACCAGTACCAAGCTTTGGCTGGTTCTTTAAAGTCAAGTTGGTAATGGTGGCTGGGAGTTCCAAAATTCTAAGCACACCACCCTCAGCAAGATTCACGGCTGTAGCCTTCGTTCCCTTTGCATACACTTCCTCTATGTTCTCGCAACCGCTCACGTCAATGCTTGTTGTATAGTTAGGACAGTTCTGAATGTCCAGCTTGCGTAACTTCGCATTGTTGCCCAGTGAGAGAACGCTAAAGTTTTGATTTTGATAGCCTGCCTTGGAAGAGCCGATAATTAACTCCGTGATATTCGTTGCCTTCGATACATCAACCGTGCCAACGTATAGAGCCGACAAGTCGCCAATAGTCTTAATCATAGAAGCATTGTAGATAATGGTCTCGGTGTCGTTGAACTTGATGCCAGCAGGTGCAGTGATAGTCTTCACTTCTCCCTCTCGCATTCTCTCACTCTTGGTCACGCTACCCCATCGAATAGTTCCATACATTGCCGAGAACGCACCGATGGTGATGTCTGCCTTTGGCTCGACACCTGCCCACACACTCGGTGTATATGTTCGGAAAGTAATGTAGTCTGACAACGAAGAGCCTGCCTGGAACTTAGAATCCATGTACTTGAATCGGTTGTAGAGCCACCATCTTCTATGTGCGTCTCGGCTACCTTGGAGGGCATAGAGAAACGCACCAGTCTTCACGGTCTGTGCAGTTCCAGTGGAATAGTCAGTATATCCGTCAATCAAAGGCGATTCGTACTTGAAGTACCCGTCCTCATTGTAGACGCTCTCGCACCACTTGTCGCTCTGTCTTGTGTTGCAGAACTCGATAATCTTGTCGTAGCTTAGAATGCCCTTCTGACGCAAGTCTTGGTACATCTTCGTGATGTCGGAAGAAAAAACCTGCTCCACAAGCTCCCAAAGCAAGGAATTTGCACCGTTCCATACATTCAAGTTACCGATAATGTCGTGTATTTCTATATCGTAGCTAAACTGTATTGCACCCTCGTTATTGATACCAAAGACCGTATCGTTATCATAGAAGATAAAAATCCACTTTCCACCAACATAAAATGTTAAGAACTGGTTCTTCGCTCGCTGGTCAACCATTCCAAAAACCAATGTAATGAGGTAATAGAAGAGAATTGTCTTCTTGTCGAAATATTGTTCCAGTTCTGACTTGAACTTGTCAACGTTACCCTTGCAAGAAACTACCCATGCAAACACTTCCTTCATCTTTGAGATGTCTTCGTTGCCGTCAGGATAGCGACCTTCGAAATCGTTCTTCCATCCTTCTCCGCTGAAATCGGCTGAAAGGAAGTTAGAGCGGTCGCTGGTGTTGTTCAGAAACTCCCACGATTCGTCCCCCTCCGCAAAGCCGAAAGTGTTCTCTGCGCTCTTGTCGGTGTTAAAATTGTACTTGCCAATGAACAGAGGTGTCTCCCCTGCCTTGCTTCTGTGGAAAATCAAACATGGCTCTCCATATACGGTCGTACGGATGAGCGAGTTCTTTTTCTGTGGCTCTGTCTGTATGCCCGCTTCCTTAAGCATCCACCCGATATAATTAGCCAAGCCAGTATTGTGCGTTCCGCTTGATTCTGCGAAGTCAGCCTTCCAGCAGAAGTTAACGGCAGGCAAAACGGCATTCTCGTCCAGCGTAAAGGCATCCTCGTGCTTTCCGCTCTCCGTCATATTGAAACCCTTCTTAAACTGCCCCTTATAGTTCTTTCGTGGGTAGTACTGGGAAGATGTACCCTGCACGTTCAAAACAACATCATCGGCAGTGAAACTCTTCTCTGGATGGTTCTTGTCAACATACTCAATGCTCACGGTTTTCTTGTCTCCCTTAAACTGCGATAACTCGCCAGTAATGATAAGGCAAGGTATCTGCTCCAGCATCTTAGAATAACTCAAATTGCCGTATGTATCATAGACTTGATTACGGTTGAAAATAGTCTGTTTCTTGTCTATATCGTCCATATCTGCAATATAGTTATCCAGTAGCTGCTGTGCATTGAGGTTGTTAGAGTAGCTCCTGATATTGTATATGTCTATTGTGGCTGTAGATGATACTACGGTTATGTCCACTGGCGATGGCTGAACGAATCCGTCATTGGCTGGGTATTGCAGTGACTGCGACTTGATACCGTTGATATAAATCTGCATCAATCGGTTGTTGGCTCGCTTTTCAACCACGAAGGACACACGCACTCGCTCATCCTCCTTGTACTTGGTCTCCAGTGTGGACTGCTCCGAAGTTAGAGATATTGTGTTCGGGGTCAGTCGCAAACCAATGCCGCCCTGCTGACAAGAGAGAACAACACCTTCATAGTCCATCACTTGGCGAACAGCAAACTCAATCTCTATGGTCTTGCCAGTCTGCCTGATGTCCTTGGAGAATAATTTCAAAGGAATAGTCATTGCTGCTCCACCGCTCAATCGCATGGCTGTGTTGCCGTCCTTATCGACTATCCATCCGTTGGTTATGTAGTTCATTTCGGAGAACGAAGCTGCAATTCCGTTGTTCTCCCATGTTTCCCTGTCTGTGTCTTGATTGCTCCTTCCCTGCGATGTCAGGAACAACTCAAGGTTCTGAGTTTCTGCCTCTGATGTGATAGAAGACTTGTCTACAGTCAATTGGAATGTCTTGCTTACACTTCTGCAAGTTATCGTCATAGTGGCATCTCCTTGGCTCATAGACTTGTATACCCACGATTGCTTAGTGCGGTCAACCTTTCGGGTTGCCACAATGGAGTCGTTAATCTTCAAGGCAATGTCTGCTGGGTTGTTCAGTGGGTCGTAGACCACAAAAGGAATGGAAACCGTCTCGTACTGCTTCATGTATATATGTTCCATGGTGCTAGCGATGATTGGGGTTTCGTTTCCTTGCTCGATACAGACGAGTGCAAAGTTAAGGTGGTTACTCTTCAGTTCCAAACCCTGCACGGATGCGGACAAATAAACTTCCAGGCTATGCGCTCCGTGCGCTTGCGCTGGAATATCAAAAGTCTGCTGACGGTTGTTGACATCAGTTTCTTCTTGGTGTATCTCCTTGCCGTCCAAAATAATGTGGACGGTCTTCTTGATGTTGCCGATAGGGGTGTAAACGAAAGGGATAACACCTTCGTACGCAGTCACGCTATCGAAGCTTGAAGATACCATAAGGCTTACCATCGTCACTTCGTAAACATAGCTTCTAGAACTTCCCTCTGCATTGTCTATAGTAAATCTAATCTCGGTTACGTCCTCCCCAATGTACTTAGTTACGTCTATAGTGTATGTATTACCAGAGCGCAAGGTTATTCTCTCACGCTGCGTACCTGCAACATAGACAGTGCAAGAACCGCTAACCTGAGAAAGGTCACCTTCATTCTCGTAATAAGACAAATACTTAAACTTAAAAGTCTCTGCACTCCCAGCGGTCGTATACTCGCTAGGTGTGACTAATATCGTATTCTTCATTGTCGCTTGTGTCGCTCCGGTGTTCGGAAGCTGAACTTGCGATACAACTAAATCTTCGTACTTTTCCGTGTCGGAATTATACTTTTTCATGGATGCTTCGTCTGCGAATATTTGCAAAAACTTCTTATCTTTAATTTGTACGCATCCACCCTTCTTGGTGAAGGTATTCTTGATGAGTTCCTGAACTCGTCTGCCCGACACAGGAAGGTTTCCTGTACTAGCATCCCCTCCCCAGTCAGTGTCTAGAGTTATTGGATTGTCAAAAACTTTTCCCATTGTTTATAATTTTATTTGTTTTTCCACCCTTCGTTATCTATCCACGGTTTCGAATTTATCCAACGACCACTCCCGAAGCAAGAGCGAACCGCCTGCCAAACTAGTTTCGTACCTTGATATACTGCTGCAATAATCCTGCCCTTGGCTAGTATTATAGCGATGTCATGCCCAAATGCCCGAATCATACCTATTCCTCCTCATAGACAAAATAAATCTTGCTTTCGTCCTTGTTGATGGAATTATATTCATTCTCTCCGAGGACGACAAGTCTGTTTTCTAAGTCGCTGAGTTTATCACTCACTGCTTTCTGAGACATTACCTTATCCTTGGACTTTCCTGGCTGCTGAACCACTTCCAACAAAGTAGAGTTTACCCAGCTATTGCCATTCTCAGAATAAAGCACATTGATACCCTGAGGAACGACGAGATCACCAAAGTTTTTATACGTACCGGCTTCGGTCGCAAAATAATACATCTTGGCACCGATAACCTTTGCTGGCACAGTGTCAAGACTAGCCACGCCCATATACGTGGCACCTCTTATGAGTTTAAACTTCTCAATAAGACTCGTTATCAACTCATCCCAATAACTATCTCTCTCGGCATTCACGCACCAAGTGCCTCTGGGCGCATTCCAGTAATGTGCCCAGCCTTCTATCACCACAAAGTCGCCAGCAACACCTCCTGTAGGGAACTTCTTGTTCACCTCATAGATGCTGCCAAAATCACCCTTGTAGTGAGGACTTGTTTTATCTATATCGTTAGCCATAAAATATTATATTTGAGATAATTGGTTATACTTTTCTGCCAGTTCACTCTCCTTCTTGCTTACAAGGAAGATTGAAACAGCACGATAAATGAGATATTTCTTGCATTCATCTATCAGAGAAAGGATGATCTTCTGGTCGGTCACTTCGTTTTCATGCCCAGTATCAGTAGAATACACATCCTCTAACTTTTGATAAGGAATATACGTGAACAGTTCAACCTCATGATCATATACAGCTCCAACAGGTGCATGGTTGGCATCATACCTTCCGGCAGTCCAGTACATCAGCACTCGTTTTCCTGTAGTTGGCGATGTGGTAATCATGCCCTTTGGTTTCTGGGGCGTTCCCCTGGTCCACCGGGAGGCTTGCATCTGAGCCTCCTTGCTGCCCGGTTCCATCAGCATAGTCAGCGTGCTTTGCCAACTTTTCAGTTTCAGTTCTACCAATCTCAGCCAATCTTCAGGAATTGTCAGGCATCCATGACCATCTGTAAACTGTGTCTGGATGGCATCATAATCCTGCTTGCCGCTTTCGTTCAGCGAAACTTCCACTCTTTTGGGGAGAATCATTTGCGCTGGAGCCTGCAACAGCAGTTGCTGGGCAGCAGTCTCTATGGCTTGCTTCATTTCCGTGTCCGAATCATCCGTAATGATGTCATTCACCTCATCATGTATTACTTCGTCCATAGCTATGCGCATTTCCTTCACAAGGTCACTTATAAGAACTTCCATAAGCAAGAAACCTATTAAAAATTATAAACTACAAACTAAAACTCAATCACCACACCCAGCTCTTTAGCCTTCTCCTTCACACTCTCAGGTGATTTCAGTTTCCTTGCATCCACCTTATAGGTCTTCTGGAGATAATTTTTTGCCTTGGTGATGTTCTCGAAATGAAGGGCATTCTCGTCCTTCACCTGCTCTTCATTTTGTTGTTGAGCCTGCTCCTCTTCCGGCTGGCTCTCATCAATGATACGGCCTGCCTTCGTAAGAGGGTGCTTCCTGATGCATTCTGCCACCTGCTTGCTATCCGTAATGTACGAATAGGCATCGTTGCCACACCGCTCAAACTCAATGTTTTTGATCAGTCCGCTCGGCAGAGTAACCACAAAAATGAGCATACTCTTAGCTACAAATCTATACATATCTATTTGTGTTTATGGTGAAGGGATAGTGAGACTGCATTAGCCTCAACTATCCCCAAGATTGATATATGTAGAAAACTATCAGTTTCCTATACGATGATTACGCTGCCTCCTGAATCTCCTCATCGGTCACGCCATCACCAGTGAAAGTTGGTCGGGCAACACGTGCATGAGCATCAGGGAAGGTCAGTACCCAGCAGCTATACTCCTCCATCACAACACCTGCAGTGTTACGAATCAAGAGATCCTTAGCGTTAAACTCATTTCTGCTCCATGTGCCGAATACATACTTATCCAGATAACGAGCATCCAGGCAGAAGGCTCTACCATCCATACCCCAGGAGTTAAAAGCATCGTGACGATAAATCAGAATCTTAGTACCCATACTCTCGAACTTCTCGAAATCAAGTTTCCAACCCTGATAGTCCTTTTCTGTCTGTGTAATGATACGCTTGTTAGAGCGAAGGTTAGCAAATGCCTGATAAATCAAGTTGTCAACAAAGAGGAGTTTGGTACGGCTAGAGTTACCTGCACCCTTCAACATAGCAGCAATAAACTGAGTCAACTCTTTCTCGCTGATTACATACTCGTATACCTGCTTCACAACCTCAGTTGCACCATCAGAGTTTGTAACCTTTACCTTCGTTGTTACAGGAACAAGATCGCCTTTATCGTTCCTTTGCATCTTTGGCTCCCAGTGACCTATCTGCAAATCCTTTCCAGCTTCCCAGAAGATGCCGCCCATAGTGTATACCATACCAACATCCTTTCCACCATTCGACTGAGAACGATAGCCAAAGAGACCACTCAACTCCTGGCCCTGACGCATATCGTCCATCGCCATTTTCTCCTGTCTGGTGAAGTCCCACTGAACCTGGGTCTTCATCATACGGTCAATAAGAGATTCCTCTACCTGCATGATGAAACGCTGGCAATACTGGAAGCTCTTGTCAGGCATAGAATAGTAACTACCTGTTTCAACCTCCTTTTCTCCAGCGGCTCTACCAAGTCGCATTACTACTGTTCCAATGGCAATATCCTCAGGAATGTCTCTGTTACCACGTGATGAATTCTTTTTGCCATTCAGTGCATAACAGGTTGGATTACCATCGTTGTCAACAGAGGTAACTCGCAACTGCAGAGGAATCATCTTGCTTCTGTCGGTACCATTATCATCATAACCCAGCATTCCGTTAACCATGATAATATCACCAATACCAAACACAGTAGGATTTTCTACCTTAAATGTCACTGAGCCACCACTTGTAGTTTTAGCAAGTTTCTCAGTTAGTTTGGTTTTGATTGGTCGCTGACCGATGGAATAATATTCGATGCGGTTGCTGTCAACAGGAGTCATTCGTTTCGAAGCTCGAAGAATCTGATCGATAGGGCAACTCTCCAATTTCATTTCTACCACGGTTGGGTTAACATGTGCTACATAGTAGTCCCAATTTCCCATTTTTTCCTGCTGTTCCTGACTAGCAGTTGCCCATTTAGGACCAGTACCACCAACACCAGGACCATCTGTAGGACCTGTCGCGCCACCACCACCTTCACCAGGTGGAACAGCAGGAGGATTTTCTGCCATCGCATAAGAACTACCACCACTAAGAATCATGACGAGCACCGCCATCATGAAACCAAACCATTTCTTAAACTGTTTCATAATCTATACATTTAAAATTATTAATTATAAATTTCTAATTCTACATTCCAATCATCTTGCTGTACACCTGTTCTGTACGGCTCTTTTCCTTTGGAAGTGATGGTGCACCACCGCCTCCATCGATGTTGATGTTCTTCTTGCCGCCCTGCTTGCCATCATGCAGTTGTTTCTGCTGGTCAATCTTCTCGTTCTTACCACGCTTGTAGCCTCGCTCTTCTGCATCGGCCACAGCCTTGTCGAAGTCCTTGATTTGAAAGAGGCGCAAGAAGTCTTCCTTCTTCAAGCCATACCGAGCTGCACGCCATATAAAACCATCATCATCGTGATCCTCGCCATCATCGCTACGCTTGTAAAGCCATTCTATCAAATCGGTAATCGCCTCAGGCTTCAATTTCGCTTCTTTAATAGCAGCGTCAAGTTCGGCATCTTCCTGCTCCATATTGGCAGCAAGTTGCTCATTGTTCTTTGCTAATTTCTCGCTGGCTTCAAGTTTCTCTTTTTCACTAGCCTTCAAACGAGCCTTAGCTTTCTCGTCACCATTGATGGCATCAACATAGTCCTGACCCAACTCATCAATCATGAAATCGATAAAATTGAAGTCGCTGCCATCGGCATTTTTCTTTGTAACAAGACCTGTCACCAGACTTGGAGCATGAGGGTTGTCCTGCAACATTTTGTTGAAGTCATCCATTTTTTGCTTATTCTGGTCATACTGGTCGTAATCGGTCGAAAGTTGACCATAAACAGCCTCATCATCGTCCATATTCAAGTCCGGATAACGCTGAGCAAGACGCTCTCTGAAAGAATCTCGCTTTGACTTAACTTTCTGATTATCAATAGTTTCTTTTGCCATAAATATTCATTTTTAATATTTGTGTGCTAAATTAAGGAAAATTTCGCATTACTTTGTGATAAGTTCTGCATCTTGATGAATTAATTTTGTTGGTATGAAACATCTAAATTCCATATCCGAAATTTACCTTAAAAGAGATCAAGAAATGTATCTGCTCTTTCGTAAGGCCAAGAGGATGGTAGAATATCCTACCACCATGGCTAAGATATGCGATTACATCGCCAAGATGCCTGCCTCTTGCTATTATCTTGCCGATAGCACAGCCTATCGGTATGTATGTAAACGCATCAAAGGAGAAAAGCCTAAATTCGGCAAATACCAAGCCATGAAAGAAAAACTCTTTGAAGATTTCTATCAGGATTTCTTGCGTCTCCGGCAGATGGATCAATACAAGGAATACAATACCAAAAATCTTGTGTATGTATGCCTGAATCTTCCTGCGCCCAATTTGGGTATGGCTCCACGCTACATACAGATGAAAATAAACAATTATTTCCGCAATAAGAAAACATCATTCATAACTCGATAAATCACTTCCATTATGCGTACATTATATATTACACTTCTCATCATCCTCCTGATGGCTTTCATCATTCCGCTTCATGCCTCGCTGGCTGTGTCTCCATCATCGCCATTATACACCCATTTCGCCTATATGTTCGGTCATGCCAACTTTATACACTGGGGCATCAACGGCTGGTGCATATTGATGGTTCATCATCAGTTTCGCTTCCATCGCCTACTGGCTGCATGGCTCTGCTCCGTGTTGCTATCGTTCATATACTATCCGGCATTACCTGTATTGGGTGCATCCGTATTGATTTCATTTTTTATGGGATTCTCTGCGCAATGGTATTATCGGTATCACCGCATCTACTTCTGGCAGATGATGCTCGGTATGGCTATAGGTTTCCTTCTACCTTACATAGCTGGTATCTTCCACATAGTTCTATTCTGTTTAGGTTTCATTTATGCCAAGGCAGAGAGATTTATCAGACATGCCAACACACTTAACATTTAACATTCAACACTTAACATTATTATATATAACGAATGCCAGTAGCAAAATCCTCCTTAAAGGTTCGACCTCAGCAGCAGATTTCTGATAAGAAACTCAAAGAGATTCTTGAAGAAGATAAGAGAAGACTCCAAAGTCTCCTCGCTACTTATCGTCCCATTACAGGAGAGAATGCCCCTGGTCTCCGCTTTGAATGTGTCATCACGGACTTCTTAAAGGGAAAGAAACTCTGGCTCCCGGTGGAAATGCTGAAAGAAAAGAAGTTCTGCGCCATCATCAAATGTGGTTCTATAGAGGCCTTTTGCGATAAGTACATGCCAGACTTCGACCAAGAGAAGGCTCGTGATGCAGTCTTCCGGTATCTCATCCGCCTGCGCTGTAAGCACGATTTCTATTTCTTCGCCTACGCCTACGCCCGAATCAAGAATAAGGATGGAGGTGAAGATATACCTTTTCTTCTTCGCAATGCCCAGATCAAACTAGCCAAGGTCTTCGAACAGTTACGCCTTCACAGTCAGTACCACTATATCCGTGTCATTCTCTTGAAGTGCCGCCAATGGGGTGGTTCTACCCTCACCGACATCTACATGGCTTGGCTGCAGATCTTCTGGAAGACAAACTGGAATAGTAATATCGTTGGCCACCAGTCTTCATCTGCCACACAGGTATTCGATATGTACGAGAAGCTAATTAATGCCATTCCTACATGGCTCTTCTACGATATTGGTGTACCATTCAAGAACGACCCTCGCAAAATCAAGACATCAGGAACCATACAGAATATCAAGTATCTCATTCCACGCGATTGCAAGATACAGACGGGTTCTGCCCGTAACCCAGAATCTTGTCGTTCTGGTGATGCTGCCCTTGCTCATATTACTGAGGAAGCCTTCTTCCCTAACACCACAGAGTGGACTCCAGCTAAGGTTATTAAGGCTGCATCATCATCTATCCAACCGGACCCTCTAACCTTTATCGTAAGAGAGTCAACGCCAAACGGACGAGAAAACGAGTTCCACGACGCCTGGGTAGCTGCAAACTCAGTAGACAAGGATGGTAAACCTCTGTCAGCATTTACTCCTGTATTCGTGGCATGGTTCGAAATTGAAAAATATATATTACCATTTGCTTCTGAGGATGAACGTGCCGATTTCGCCATCTGGTTGTGGAAAAATCGTAATGACGAGCAAGGTCATGGTAAGTACTATTGGTGGCTCTACGAATGTAAAGGCGCATCTTTCGAGGGCATCCATTGGTATATCGAGAAGTCCAAGGAGTATGAGACTCTTGACGATATGCGTCAGGAGTTCCCATCAGATGATATAGAAGCCTTCCTCTTCTCCGGTACTACAGTCTTCGATCCATACAAGTTGAAGGAAATGGAAGAGGATTGCAAAGGCATTGAGCCTATCATGGTGGGTGACATTGAAGGTGATTCTTATGATGCTGCCGATGATGCTTGTATGAACAACATCCGCTTCATAGAACGTCCAGGTGGACCATTGAAGGTGTGGGCTGGGCCAGACAACTCCGAGATTGTCAGACATCGGTATATCGTTGCCTGCGATATTGGTGGATCACATAAAACCTCCGACTTCTCTGATATAGTAGTCCTCGACCGCTATGATGAAATCTATGGTGGTGTACCGGAAATCGTAGCTGAATGGCATGGCCACTGCGATGCCGATCAGCTAGCTATGCGCTGCGCCCAGATAGCCCATTTCTATAATGATGCTTATCTGGTCATAGAGAACAATACCGCCTACTCGCGCATGAACAATACTGAGGGCAACCAGTCAGAGCTGTTCTTCCCTATCCTTCTGCCGCTATACGATAATCTCTATAGCGCATCACAGTCCAAACTGAAGAAGGTGAAGAATATCGAAATGAAATGGGGATTCAATACCAACAAAGCAACCAAGGTGGCAGTAGTGAAGACCATGGCTCGCATCATCCGTGATGGCGGCTATATGGAGCGAGAACTTGCGGCAATAGACGAATGTACCTACTTCCTCTATTACAAGCAGAATGATTGTTATGGAGCCGTAGCCGGAAAGCATGATGACCGTGTCATGGCGCGCGCCATTGCCCTTTACGTGGAAAAGGATATGCCAGCCCCTGAAATAGTCCCATTCCGTTCAAAGGCAGAGATAGAGCGTGAACGCCTCCGCAACCGCCCACCAGTAGTAGCTGAGTTGTCAGGCATAGGTGGTGGCAGCTAGCCTCTATCTAGCCAGCAGCATGATACATCCCCTGTATAGTCACCGTTCCAGGCGATTCTATCGCCTGTCCATATAAGTTAATAATTAAAAGTAATAAGAAAAATGAAACAAAGTTATTCTAACCTGCTGCGTAAGATGCTCATAGCCATCTACCAGCCTATTGTCACTCGTATCGAACTATTCCGTGCCACTCGCATGTGGCAAAAAGGAGTCAAGGCAACCATTGCCAAGTATAAAGAATGTGGTGCGCCTCGCTTCTACATGCTCTACGACAAGTCGCATAAAGATTTTGCGATCATGACCTACGATTCTAACAGAAAGAATATGCTCGCATATCGAAGATTAGTCCAGATGGGCAAGTGGAAAGCCACTCGCTATTTCAAAAACGTAGAAGACATCAAGGCTGCCTCCTACTACTACACTCCTTCCAAGTGGGGAGCCATCGGCTGCGATGCCGACAACAAGGTTAGGGCCAAGAAGTTGAAACAATGGCAAGAATACTACATGTACCGAGTTTCTACCCTGATGTTTAAGTTACGCATATACAAGAAGAAACATGGTATTGACTAAACAAAAAGAAGAGGAGACCATCACGGCTTCCTCTTCACAATCAAATAACCTTAAAAACTAAAAACCCTATAAAATAATCTAAAATAAGAACTGAACAACATTTCGTTCAATATTATGAATTAACTAAGAACTTCTTTTCTACATAGCTGCCGAAGGAAGAGCTGCCAAATCATTTGCTCCATCGTTTACATCTTTCAGATGTGCTGCAGGCGTACCAGTCTGCTGTTGTTCAACTCCTGCTGTAGGCATTTCGCCATTCGCTTGCTGCTGCGCTTGCATGGCTTGTAGCTTCTCCAACTGTTCCTTGAAGTACTTCTTCATTCTGCTCGTACCAGGGAATTGCCCTACCGTAAGCATTGTGTATGGATCCATCTTACCGCTAGTCATGAAGTTCCAAGCCATATCGTTGTTCGTGGCTCTGATGATTGGGCTGTAAGCATCCAGGTCGATGGCTACGTCCAGATCCATATCCCTCATGGTCTCCGGATTGAAGTGAATTTCAAATTCATCACCAGTCAGTTTTACGCTGTCCGCATCGGTACAAAATTCCTGTATCAGGTAAAGTTTTTTCTTGGCCACACGTACCTTGAAGTTATTGAAACTCTCAACAAAGTCCTGTATGGTGGTAGATGATGATTCTCTTTCCAACTGATATTGCTTACCGCTGGTATTCCGGTGCTGACCTTGCAGAGCACCCTGCACACCACTTCCCTCGCTAGCCATCGTCTTGGCAAAGTTCACCATGAAGTCAACACCTGCCGGAATACTCTTGTTGACCAAAGTCTGCGGTGGCTTACCTCCGTTCTTCGAGTTCCATAAGATAATACTATCTGTTTTGGTATAGTTCACCTGCATTTCATCGATGCTCTGTTTCTCGCTCAATGCGTTCTCGTCCACAAGCATCGTACCCTTGGCACCATTGGCCACAATAAAGTTAATCATCATCATATAATGATTCAAGGTGCGCTGGTTGTTTTCGGCTCGCATCGTAAAACTTCTTACCTCGCCATTCAAGCATGGATAGGCAACGAAGGTGTATGGATGGATAGAGGTTCTGAATCCGTCCCTGAGCACATAGTATGGTGATTCCCTGGCATCCAGCAGATAGCCATTCGGTGTGATATATCTTCTGAACCAGTAGGTTTCAGCCTCATCCTTAATTTCGATGGTCTTAAGTTCTGAAGGGTCTACATAATAGATAGGCTCACCATTCTCATCGAGCACAGGTAGACCATTTTCATCTTTCATGATGTTGGATTCCTCTATTTTGCGCTTCTTTTCCTCATAAAAGGCTCGCTGGTCAGGAGAAGCATAGCCGCAATCTCCACTCTCCCAGTCATGTACCCAAATGGCAGGTCTGGTTTCTTTTGTCCAGATTTCCAATACCCTGTACTTGCCTACTACTGAAGAATGGGTGAAATCATCTATTCCGGCATACTGGGCTTCACCAGTCGGGTGATAAGTCTGTTCGGGCGCAAAATGGTGCTGCGTCTGTAGATAGATCTCACTGAGTTTATTAGCCTCTTCCTTGCTTCCATTTGTAAAGGTAGCAATAATCTCTCGCCAAGTCAAATCATGAGCCTCAGCAATAAATTCCACATCGCTCAGGTCATACTTAAAAAAAGGTGGTAAAGCTAGCTTAAAGATGTCTACAGAATAGTCAAAGATGCCATTCTTGCCATCCCTTCTGCCATAATAGGTTTTCATGCCCACAAAGGCGAAGACACAGAAGGCATAGAACATTCTCGCATCTAACTCTTGCCTGTCGTTCAAGTTGTCGTTCTGACGAAGATATTCATTGAAGAAACTGATATAGTCTTCCTCGTTTGGATCCACGGCACTACATGTAGCAGTACTGCGCTGCTGGCGCACAAGACCAACGAGCGAAAGAAGTTTGTCTCCGATTACATCGTATTCCAGTATTGGCATACCTTTCAGTTCCATATACTGCCGGATGGTAATCTTTCTTCCGTTCCACTCTATCAGCTCTTCCAACTGTCTTCCCATCACGAAGTCTTGCGCTCGCTTCCACTTCTTTCTCAGTTCTGCACCATCATAGAAGTATTGGCAAGCCCATTGCAGCAACAGAAGATTGCTTTCGCTCTGCGTAAACCGCTCCCGGCTCACTCCTTCAAGTGAGTCTGGTCCCGGCTCTGCATAGTTCGATATGTCATTTATTACATGATTGTCAACCATAATTCTTAATTTTTCGCCAAAAATACCGCATTTTTCTCGCTTATTAGTGATAAGTTGCGCAACTTAACATTACTTTTTCATATTTTCTCCTTATTTTTGTTCCGCATTTCAATTTAAAACGTTTTAAATCATGGGTAAATCAATCAATGTACATGAAGCCTGCGTCATTACTAAAGATGATAAAGGCAACTTGTCTCTGGTAGGAAAGGCAAAAGAAGCCCTTACCTCCTTAGATAAACACAAGGTTGCTATCCACATCAAACTCTGCGATAGCAAAAAAGATGATGTAGAAAAGTTCCTTCAGGAAAATAATGTTCCTTTTACCTCTATCACCGCAAAGGGTGAATCACCAGAAGGTAAAGATGAAAAGGGCGAGAAGAAGAATGATTCTACAGTTACCGTTGTTCCTAGATCCAAGTTCGTCACGCTCGATGGCGATTGGTCCTGGTGTTTGGATAGCATCGTCCAACGGCTCTGGGGCGAAAAAAAGAAAGAGAATCCGAAGAGTGAGCAGCAGCGCATGGATGACAGCATGGCTGATTACATACGCTGGGCATCACCAAAGAAAAAGGAACCAGAGAATGCATCTGGTACTTCTCTAGGATAACATCGCTCCAACATCTTCAACTTTAAACACACAAATGATTCATTAATCATAACTATTATAAATTTATTTGGATTTAGATTTTTTATAACTATCAAAAAGGGACTCGCTGTGAAGCAAGTCCCTTTTTCTATGTGTGGAAATATTGAACATAAAAACGAATTGGCCAAAGCCTATTTTCGGAAATATAGAACATTTCCTAGAGTGAAGTAGCCCGAAGGCTACTCCATTCCGTTCAACGTTTTAAGCAGCTCCTTTCTGGTATTCCGAATCTCTACCAGTTTGGCAGCATCGTTTGTACCATCCATTTGCTTCTTAGCCTTATTCATCTTCCTCTTGGCAGCAGAGATAGCCTTTCTAGCCGCAAACAGTCGCTTGTTGGTCTTGCTGTTCTTAAAGGCATTTGCCTTCGCCTTATCAATATCCTTCAAACGCTGATACTCCTGATAAGTCTCAATGGTTCCGTTCCAGACGTTCTGTATTCTCCAGTCCTCCGTCACGTCCTCTGCCTTAGCCTTCATCAGGTACTTGCTTTCAGCCTTCTCCATTTCCTTCAAGTCTTCATCACCGTTCAGATAACCCTGCACCATGTCCAGAGCCTCCTTCTGGGTGAAAGCCTTGTAATCACTCTGCGAGAGGAATTTCTTCATCTTCTGGCGCATCTTCTTCTTTTCCGTGATACTCTTGGCAGCATCAAAGCGTTTACTAGCCTCCTGTAAGGAAGTCACTCCATCGCTCATTTCTGCACTCTCCAGTGCCTTCACCGAACCGATGGCAGCCTTAATCTGAGCCTCAGAATCAATACCATTGCGCTGACAGCTCTGATAGGTCATCACCACGCCTTCCATGTCACCGCTAAGGATAAAGTCCTTGAAGTAACTCTGAGCCTTCCATGGAGAGAAACCCTTAGAAGAAGGGAAGAAGAAATCAACGGCCTTGAACTCCTTGTTCTCCTGGCTCGGAATCAGGAAAGGTGCCCAGTACAAAGCATCCTTGTAAAGCAGTCCGATGGCCTTGCCATACTTGCGCTGAATCTCTTGATCCGCATGGCTGGCTTGGAAATCGCTCAGATAGTTTATATCATCCAAGGTCATTCTCACCATAGGGTTAGCCTTACCTATCATTCTCTGAACCATTGGACCAGGGAACTCTAGTTCTCCCTTATGGTTGAATAGGTATTCCGGAACCTCACGGAACTGCTTACCATGTCTCACATACATTTCTGTACCATCTTCATATCTGCCTAAGAAGATCTTGCTCTGCTGGCCAAGGCTGTTGCCTCTCATCAGATAGTCATACCATTTCATACCCTCATCACCATAAGCCAGTTCATACATACTCTTATAGCTTGGGTTGGTCTTCCGGATCTCCTCTGCCTTCTTGCGCTCCTTCTCCTCGTCCAGGGCACGGAAAGCAGCATTGATGCCATTGGCAATACCCTCATAAAATACCATGAATCCGATACCATAACAGAGCAAAGCCGAAATCTGTCTGCTTCTTCTGCCTTCATCCTCCGGTGTAAGTTCCTTATGTTTGAGCCTCTTGTAATACTGTTTGAAGTTCTCAAAGGTTGCCTCATTCCAGATAGAACCAAATCCGGTTAATGCCAGAAAATGACGTGTAGTAGAAGCATTCCAGTCTGGAGAAAGAAGAACTCGTCCGGCATAGCGCAAGGTACGATGGCTGGCTCCCAACACATCCCAATGCTGACCGCCAAACATATCGTTTACAAACTGTCCGTCCTCGTCCAAAGCCCGGCTCAGTTCCTCCTCAGTCCAACCCTTCTTCTTGGCACGCTCTTTGGTCTTGTCTGCCCTCATACGATAGGTAGCAAGTTTCAGTCCATCATGTAGGAAATCCCACAAGGCTCTATCCATACCCTTGTTGATGAGCGAAAGCAACTGCGTCACCACCTTCAATGCCATAGAAGCCTTAGCCACCGTTCTGGAAATTTTATTTCCGTCCTTCAACTTCTCCTGCACCTTCAACATCGCATCGCGCATATTGTCGAACATGTTCTGCACATCCGCTGCAGCATAGTCGTTGGTCGCTCCGAACTTCACCAGATGGCTAGTAGCCTCTTGGAAATCCTCAGGATTGGCAAAGCAAGGCAGCTCATGGTTCTTGGCTGTATCTACAAAGATATACTTCATAAAGTTGGCCATGGCCTTCTTAGGACCAAACTCCACCATATTCTGTACCATATAAACCTCCGTCAAGGCTCCGGCATGGAAACCGCTAAAGCCCAATTCCAGTTTCTTGGCACTAGAAGCAAGCGTATCAAACGTTTTCCAGAATGGGGAAGACTGATAGGTATCAAACACAACTCCAAATCTGTCACCGGCACTGGCCTCGCTATAGAGCACCTTTTCGTTGTCAGTGATAGGATTCTTCACCTTCACTTGCTTTGGAGATACATTATATACCCATACAGGGCCTACGCCCGGAATCTCAAAGTACTTATATTGCTCCAAATTGAATGGAGCAGAAGAAGAAAGCAGAGGATCAGTAGAAATTACCTCTCCTTTTTCATTCCGCTCTATCACGTTCAGTCCGGTCAACTCCTGCAACATGGTCTTGTTTGCCCATGCCTCAATATTACTTCTACTGTAATATGCCATCATCTTCGTAATGTCAGTAGTTTTTGGCACAAGTCCGGCATAAATACCTTCCATTAATGTGCTGATGGTTCTCGGCTTCTCATTCGGACTCTTGGTGCGCTGCCTATTCTCCACAAAGGTAGCATACGCCTCAGGGTCTGATTTTTCTTTGTCCCAAATATGATTTACGTAGTCAACATTATAACCAGTGCCAGCTTTCAAAGTATGATTATCCATCAACCAGTCGTAGGTATAGTTATACCAGTCACGGATGGAATCAATGGCAGCCTGCATTTCAGGAGAAAGTTCCTTATAATTGATACGTCCAGGCACTACCCTCTCTTTTACGAGTTTCAAAACATGTTTACTGAGGATGTCCGTTCCATCACATGGTACAAAACCTTCTTCGCCCTTGTGATTGGCATTAATTGCCTGAGCCATTTTGCTTGCCACCTCGCTCACAGCCTTAGGATCATCGTATACCTCTATCTCCTTGCCTTTTTTAATCTCTGTATGCTTCTTGGCTGTCTCAACAATCAAGTCTGTCACGTATGGCTGGATAGCCTCAACATCAGCTGGCTGAATATGGATATGTCCCTTATCAAAGACACCAGTGGCATTCAGATTGTGCGCCATGTCACGCAAACGTCTAGGAGCCTCTATTATATAAGGTATAGTCTCGGCAAGTTTTTCTGCCCTGTTTTTCTTTCCCTTGTAATCAGAAAGCAACTTGTCAAGAACACCGCTATCAGCCATCTTCTCGATTCTGTTCTTCACATCATTGATATAGATAGCATCATCAGCACTAGCCTCTTCCATGTTCTTTCTACGATGGATAACGGCATGCTTCACAGTCTTTGCTGCACCTTCCTTGCTCACGTCAGTACTGGTCACTTCTGCCAATTCCTGCATCACTTGCTGTTCCAGTGCATCAGCCTTCGGATTGGTCTCTGCTGGGTAAATTTTACCCTCATACAAGTCCAGATCGGCTTGCTGCTGCTCCAGCAGGTCATGTTTGGCCAGCCAGTCCTCATACTTGCGTTTCACCTCCTCCTGCTTCTTCTTTTCGAAGGCAAACATATCTGGCAAAGGGTCTTCCTGGTCCTTCATGGCTGCCTGCCATTTCTCATATTCATGAATACGATTCATGTAGGCATCATCCTCTTCATTTTCCATTCGGATAGGCATACCAGTAGGTTCCTCTCCAACAAGGTGGTGGCGTTCACGCCAGTCTTTATTGAGCTGTGCCCATTCCTTTTTGCCTGCTTCATCCTTATCAATGTCGTAGAACATTGGAGGCTCTGGGTTCTCTTTATCCTCGCGTGCATTCTGCCATTTGCGCCATTCCTGTACACGTTTCATGTACTGAATAGTGCTTTCGCCCTTCTTCTGGCGTGGTTTGCCCTTACCTGCACCATCAGATAGCGCATCCTTGATTTCAGCATTGCTAGCCTGCTTCATCATGGCTTCCTGCTTCTCCTGAGGCATTTCGTCCCAAACGTGCAGAGCCTTGCCAGCCTTCATCAGGTAGTATCTCAAATCCTTGTCATTGAGAAGTCCCGGCACACGAACACCCAGTTTCTTAAGCACCTTGATAAGATAATGCTTAATCTTGGTCCAAAGAGAAAAGTCCTCAGCGGTCTTAGGACCCTCCTCAGCCAAATGAGCGATATACTCCTGCGTTCCCACATTCATGCGGTCAGGGTTCTTCCAGTCCGGATCATACTTATTGGCAATATCCAAAATCTTACCGCGAGTGCTTGCTGCGACAGAATTATAAACGAAATTAGCGAGTTTTCTCACGCCATCTTCACCACCAAGAAGTACTTCCATACCCTCATGGCCTATCTTTTCATGCAGCACCGTTCTCTCTGCTTCGTTGGCATCAGCACAATTAGGCAGATAAACATGAACAGTATGCGTAGTAGGGTCATACCATCCGGTAGCCCCATTCTTCACATCACTCAGATAAGCATCAGGAACCTCATCCAGAGAAGTGTAAACTGTAGCCTCAGCACCACCCAGTTTGTTGGCAGTGTTCACTACCCGGTCGCTCACTTGTTTCTGCTTGTCTGCATCCCAGTTGTTCTTGAAGATAGAGCTGCCAAGTCGTGCCAATACATTTCTGCCCGACAAGTCATCCTTATTCAGCAGAGGAGCAATCACGCCCTTGGTCAACTGTACTGGAATACCATTGCCAATGATGGTGTGCGCCAAAGATTCAGTCTTAGGCAACAGATAGTCATCGCCCAGTCCGGTTATTCTAGCCAATACCCTGCCATCTGCACGCAATACCTTTCCACCCGGCATGATGATCACATCACCACTCTTGGTTCTCAGCGTAGGCAGAATCTCATCCCCATAGGCATGAGGAATCTTGCCATCGGCATAAGCACTACCCATAACATAAAGAGGCTTCTCCACCTTCTGCCAGTCAATACCGTCAGCCTTCAATCTTGCATCCATCCATGGAGCCACACCGCTTTCCTTCACCGTCAGGGTAGGAAGAATATCCTCCACAGCCTCTAGCCATCCACCCTTGCGTGGTTGCTTCTTAGGCTTTTCAGGCAGTTCTCCGTCCTTCACGGCTCTCACTATCAGTCGCTCCCTATTGGTGTAGCTACCAAAATCTGCGGCATTATACACGTCAGCATCCCATGTGTAGCCGTTTTTATCCAGTGCGTGGGTGATAATCTTCATCGCCTCAGAGTCCTTGTAGCCCTTCACGTTCTCGATAGTCACCACTCGCGGTTTCACGGCATCAATGAAGTCGGCAGTACTCTTGGCAGTCTCCTTGTCAAGCTCCACCTCTCCACTATTACTTTTGGCCTGCGAATAATTCTTGCATACAGGCGAAGCATGGAAATACTCTACCTCACCATCAATATGCTTCACCAGTTCCTTCGGATCCACGTCTCTCACGTCAGCAGTTACAATATGCTGTCCGAAGTTATTGCGATATACACCGCTTATCTTCCGGTCATATTCCACAGCCACAACTGGGTCGATGATACCCTTCAAGCCTTCCTCTACCAGTCCACCACCGCTAAAGTAGGTTCCAGCCTTCATCAGAGAATCAGGATGCTTCTTCAATTTCTGCTCCATGATAGGAGATTTCACGATACCCTTACCGCCCCATTCCTGGAAAGCGTCCTTGGTCATTTTCACGTCCACAAACTGAGCCTGCGGAAACTCCTTCTTCAAATCTGCCATTTGCTTCAGGAACTTCTCCTTAACCTCTGGGTTCTGTCTGCCTTGCTCCACGGTCGTGATAGGTACACCAAGTTTGGCAAGTTCTCTCAACTGGTTAGGGGTAACTACATTCCAAGGAATAGCCAAGCCTGTACCGCTCAGTTGAGCAGCGATTTTCTCAGCCACCTCCTCATCAGGCACGATTCTCACTGCCTTTCTCCAACGAGATAGCATCACGCTTCTCTGTCTGTCCTTTGGCAGAAGACTGTTCACTGTTCCAGAAGTCCAAGGCACCAAGCCTACAGAGTCCTTTGCGCCCTCGGCATGATAACCGCTCGTCTTCTCGCTCTCAGGAATCTCCCATTCTACAACCTTTATGTTACCTCTAGCGTAAGCACCAGAGAATTGGTCGTTCATCACCGAAGTTGAAGTGTGCATGTAAGGATTGTAAGCAGCTGGCACAGGACCTTCTCCTGCCCCAGGGTTCTTATCGGTCTTTACAAGTTGGAATTTTCCGTTCTTCACAAGATCCGGTCTTTCATCAGCCCCCATCCAGGCACCAATCTCGGTAGCATCAGTACGCTTTCCGTCAATAATTGCAGCCATAGGCGAATAGAGCTTGCCATCCACCTCCTGCATTCCGCTATACATACGGAAAGTCTTCTCCTTATTCAGCCTCTCCAGTTCCTCCGGCTCTGTCACTCGATGGAAGCGAACATCCTGCTTGCGAGAATTGAAGCGCTTAGAAGGAGGAATAACGTCACCATTATCATCATAGGTAACAAGGTCGTTCAACTTTCTATTATTCTTGGCATTCTTGTATTTATACGCCTTGCCATCATCAAAGCCAAACTCGTTTGCGTCATTACCATCCCACCACAGTTGGTTTGCTGGAACTTCGTCTTCAATGATACGATATTTGCCTTCCAGTCGGTTCGTTCCGTGCATTTCGGCATATTTCTTAGAAGGAGTAACCCAGTCACCATTACGCAACTTGCCTTCCTTCACCGAAGTAGGAACAGCACGATAAACCTTTACCTTAACATCCTTCTCGCCATTCTTAATGGCATCAATAGCCGTATTGATAGCTTTCACAGATTCCAATCCATGAGGAGTGTTCTGCGAATAACGCTCAGGGTGAGAGAAGTAATCATCCGGCTGAGGAGTATAACCCATAGCCATATCCTCCAGGTTCACATCCGAGCCACTGGATTCCCAATCGTCACGTCTCGCCTTGTCGCTTTCATATCCAGGGTTTCCCGGAGCAGCCCAGGCTCCTACACCCTGATATGAACTTTCTGTATCATCATACCCCTTGCGTCTGGCAGCCTCATCAAGCATTTCCCTGGCAGTAGCATCATCACCCTTGGCAAGAGCATCCATATACTGCTTGTCAAGCTGATCATCAGGAATCAGAGAAAGTTCCTCCAAGTGCTTTTGTCGCTTGGCTTCCTCTTCCTCAGCTCTCTTTCTTGCAGCTTCCATGGCGTTACGCTGCGCCTCCACCTGCTTCACGCGTTCCTCGATCATAGCATCAAGGTCGCCAAAGTTCTCCTTCAAGGCATTATTTACAGGCACGGTGTACTTAAGAAGTTCTTTGAAAGAGGAAATCTTATCTTCATTTGCCTGCAACAGATGGCGTTTGATATTGGCTCTGGCACGTGCAGCCTCAGCAGTAGAACCCTTCTTAACACCATTGGCGTACATCGCCACATCTGCCTCATCTACACCAAATTGCTGAGATACAGCCTTTATTTTATCCTCCACAGATAAATTTTCACCATTTTCCTTGGCAGTTTCAGAATTATTATCTACCTTTGCACGCATAAAAGCATTTCCATCATTGTTATGTGCTCCTTCGGGAGTGTTTGTGGAGTTTTCAACTACCCTAGACGTCTCTGATGGATTTGCTTTTTTATTTGAATAGAAATCATTAAAATATTCCTTGTTATTCTTTGGTTCTGTTACTACAGTATATTTTACTTGTGAAGTTGGATCTACATAAACATAGGCAACTCTGCCATTATCGCTTACTTTGCGTTCACCTTCTTTTAATACTGTAGGAATCAGCAACAAATCATCAACATTTAAAGAATTAGCTTTTACACCATAATGACGGAATACGCTATGCTTTGTTCCTGCATGATTATCATTTCCTTGGCGCATGATGATTTTATTGCTTCCATCTTCACGCTCCACGGTTAATGATACATTATCCTTTTTCCCAGAATAAACATCAGCAACTGCCTGTTGAGCTTCATCAAGTTCTCTACCTTCTAGTTGTGTAGAAATGTCCTTCATACGTTTCTTGGTAGTAGACCCCATAAACTTAATGTCATCAGCATTCTCTTCCTCATGAAATTTAGTACGTGGGTCCACCCCATTCGCCAAGTCTCTCAACACAAGATTACGAATATCCTCCAAGGTCATTTTCACAATGTCCTCAGGCTTCCACTTTGTAAATGTATCAAGAGTCCAATACCAGAACTTCTTCAGCCACTCCTTCAACTTATTGATAACGCTCAGTTCCTTGGCTGTATCAAGCGGATTCTCCTTGATAGCATCCTTAGCCATCTGTTCCAGGATGGCAGCTCCATCCTCACCAGTCAAACGAGCAAAAGCCTCATCGCAAATCTCATCATCGCTCAAATGCTTATAGTTAGGATCCTGCTTCAAATCGGCAAAAAGCTGGGTCTGCATGATGAGTTTATCACCATGCTCTATAAGTTCCGGATTCATTTTCTTAGCAGCAGTACGCCAAAGATGTTGATACTCATGGATAGGAGTATTAGGATTCAGATGCTCCTGGTTCAGCACAATCTCCTTGCCATCAGTGTAGCCATAAACCACACCCTTTCCCTGCGCAAACTTGGTATGATCAACTATTTTCATATCCTCAGGCTTGAAGATAACATAGTTGGTATCACCTTCCTCTGCACCACCAAAGTTACGACCAGCTTTATACTTGATGCCAGTGTAGCCAAGAGAAGCGAGAAGCTTGCTTGCTGCCTTATCATCATTGAAGGCTGCATCATCCTTAACACTTCTCATTGAAATAGTCTTATAGAAGTTATCAAAGGTTCTATCCTTCTTGAAGTCCTTGATATCATAGCTACGCAAAGAAGGTAGTGCTTTAGCTACCTTATCTATCAGTTCATCAGTTATAGGAGCATCCCAATCCAGATAGTTGCTGCCATTATCATCAGGTATATCCACCTCATAGAGATTATGGTATGGCTCAGCCAACTTCTTCATTTCATTGTAGAAGTCAATCTTTTCCTGCTCTGTAAACTTGTCATTCATGGCTATTTGCTTATCACCATGCAGGAATGATTCTAGAGTTGGATATTTCTTGGCGAACCTTGTACCATTGGAATGCTGAATGCGATAATATGCCCTAGAAGGGTCATTGTCCATCAGAGTAGCATAATTCTTTCCAATCTTCTTAGATGATGTAACATAGCCACCCCAACCAAATGCTTGTGAACCTTCACCCTCACCTATGTGGTCGAAGTCAAACTCAGAAAAGCTAGCACCAGTACCATGATAAGTGCGTAAGAATCTCACTCCCGGCTCAGCAACAGCCTTCAACTGTCTATCCAAATCCTTGTATTTCGCAAACAAGGAATTATCCTGCGCCTCAGCCACCTTCTCCATATCCTCATTGCTAACAACCTTCACCGGGATGCCAGCCTTCTTAAGCATAGTAGATACAGCATCATAAGCCACCTTCTGCGCCTCTGTCATTTCAGATGGCTTCACCTCCTTCACATCGCGGTCAAATTTCGCCTGTTCCTTCTGTACCATAGCATACTCCGCAAAAGGCTTAGTCTTGCGGTCAGAAGACTCCAGCCACTTGTCAAAGGTAGCCTTATACACAGAAGTAACCTTACCAAGTCCCTTCCAGCCCTTGGAGTAGTTGGCAAGATAAGCCTCTGTAGCAGCCTCCTCAGAAGGATAGCCATACATCACCTTATGCTCGTCAAACTCACCAGTCTCTGGGTTCACCTGGTCAACAACATAAACGTTACCATCAAAAGTATCAAGGTCTGCAGCATCATTGATGAACATATCAATATGGTCACCATCAACGCCAATTTTACCAAGAATATAGCCGTAAGTATCGTGCATGGTCACGCTCCAAGGCTTGCCCTGCTCGTCCTTACCGCTTCGAGTCACGCCCTTTGGTGTTTCTACGGTATAATCGTAGCCACCAAAGGACAAATGACCCTTTTTGTAGTTGCCTGCCTTCTTCTGAGCCTCTGTTGGTTCGGTCTCAGTTTCGGCAATGGCACTCTTTAAACGTTCTCCGAAGGATGTTTCTTGCGGTAGATGTGAGCCTCGAACAGCTGAGCCTTTGCCAGGTTCCATGCTGCCAGTCTCTTGTCGCCCTTTGCGTCCGCTATCAGAGCCTTCTCCAATCTCGGACTCAGAAGATGCTTCTCCGTTACCAACTTCTTCGCCTTTGCTATTTCCTTCATCAACTCCTCTCCGTGAAGAGTCGCTACCCAGGCTACTGCCTCCTCCATATCCTTCTTCATTGCTTCTGTCATCATAATCAGCTAATTCTGGTAAAATTGATTTAACATATTGTTTGTACTCTCGTTCACGATCCTCAATCTCCATCATACGGTCAAATTCAAGCCCATTGATATAATCAAGTTCGCTTTCAGACGGCAAAGATAACTCTTTTTCGTGAATATACGATTTATATTGCTCAATTTCTGCCTGTCTTTCGATAATTTCTCGCTCTTTCTGTGCTTCGTAATACTCTTCCTCGCTTGAAAGTTCATCTTCTGCAGCAGCTATGCGGTTCATTAGAGCCACATTTCTCATTTCCTTCACGCTGTCATAAGACTTGAATATATCAAGAAGGGCATTACGAACATCTTGATCGGTATATCCCATATCCTGCAAGTTTACAGGAAGGTCATTATATACTCTCACAGCAAATTCGTTAACCGACATACCGGTTCCTTTCTTTGCAATAAGATAATTGAACTTATTAGAATCATACCCCTTTCCAATACCAAACTTAAAATTGCTCTTGCCCAACTCATATTGAAGAGATTCTGGATTCAAGCTATGAGGAAGCAAAGACTCTGATACAGCCTCTTCGAGAGTCTGAGGAGTTAAGTCCATCACATCAACGGAAGCATCCTTATATATTTCATGGATAGCTTTCATATCGTTCTTCTTCAGCGCATCAGTCACCAATGCCTTACGCTGCTCAGAAGGAGTCATACCCAGTTCCTCCATTTCCTTCTGGCTAACTTCTGTTTTATAAAGTTTGCTGAGTTTATTAGCTTGTGCCTTCAAACCCTTTGCTGCAACCGACAAATTAGTCTGCAGAGCCTCCAGTTGAGCCTTTGTAGTATTCAATTCCATGAGTTGGGTAGGGTCCAACTCGGTTTCGCCATTGATATACTGATCCAGCATATCATTCACACCATTTATCTTGCGCTCCACATCCTCCTGGGTATGATAGATGTCTTTGCGCTGAGAGGTAATATAGTCGGTAGCCTTATCCATAGTTGGATATTGCTTCTTCAATTCTTCATCTTCAAGTACGAGCACATGGAAATCATCAGATGGCACGATGGCTGATTCATCAACACCAGCCTTCTCTACCTCAGCCTTGCGCTCCTCCTTCATAGCTTTCACCTCATCAGGAGTCATCACACTGTTGCGGATAGTATTCCAGTTCTTGAAACGAGCATCAAGATCTGCAATCTGCTCATTAACCAGACTCAACTCATCCTCCACCTTCTTAGCTTTTTCCGGGTCAAGATCGGAATTGGTATCAAGCCAGTTCTGATATTCAATAGCAGCCTTTCTCTTGTTGGCAAGTTGCGTTTTGATGTCATCACGGCTGCCATTAACCAGATTCAAAAGTTTGCCATGGTCTTCCCCAAACTGCTCCTGCAGATACTCAGCCGCCACATTTGGATCTGTATCCTTAGAAGAATAGTCCGGCTGGCCCTCGCTCAGCCCCACGATGCCATTGGCATAACGCTGCTTTTTATCAGCCTCAGCCTGAGAAACTGCTTCCTGCTCGCGTTTAGCATCCTCGGCATCCAAATGTTGATTAATGGTATTGTCGAGCGCATTCTTGCGCCATGCTGCAAACTCTTCTTTAGACAAAGGAAGATAATCCTTACCATCAGTAAGTACAATCTTTCCGTCCTTACTATATCCGGCAAAGGTCATGTTGATATTAGCATCACCCTCCTCCATGGCAACTGTAACCTGGTCATTCGGCTTCAAACCGCTGCCATCAAACTGGCTGATAAACTGCTGCGATCTTGCATCCTTCTGCTGAGCCACCGCATTTTCGATGTATTCATCAAGAGAAACAGGAGTGTCTACCTCTTTAATCTCGGCATTAGATACCTGCTTAATCATAGGCTGTCCCTGCTCATCAGGAACGACAACAAAGGCTCCACCATATTCGTTAGCCTTCTTCAGGAACACCTGTTTTCCACTATCCAAAGTAGCAGGAACTATGTTTCCGTCTTCCGTCTGGTATGGCCAGAGCTGCTGCTTCAACGCCTCACCATAGCCATCATCAGCATGCTGCAGAGCATCAATAGCACCCTTCTTGGCATCCATTGCCTCTACATACTTACTGATTGCCTCTTTCTGTGCTGGGGTCAGACTGGCACGCTGAGCCACAAACTGCTCCATATCTCTACCTTCATTATAGGCATTGGCTACAATATCAGGCATCTTCTCGTTATCAGCAAACGCTCGCTTCAAACGTCCTGTTGCCAAATCGCTATTATAGTCAATCGCCTGCAAAGCCTCAGAATCCCCATTCTTATAGGCATTCTGTCCCATAACAAAAGCATCAGAGCTTGCAACCTTAGGCTCATTTCCTGCACCCTCAGCAGCAGAGTTTGCAGGGTTTGCAGCAACTTCTGCATCACTCGGAGTTGGTACGGAGTTGGTACGGTCTTGATATGGAGCAGGTCCCTCTGAAACTGGAGGCTCCTGACCACTAGCAGAACCCTCAACAGAAGCAGGTCCCTCAACAGGAGTAGCTGTTTTTGCGCCATCAACATCGCCCTGCTCTATACGTTTTTTATCATCCTCTATCTGCTTCATTTCACGTTTCAGTTCAATGGAATTGTAAAGCTCCTTAAGATAAGACTCAACCAAAGGCGCATATTTCTTATCTTTCGACTCCAAAGCCTTACGAAGTGTACCGCGCGCCACGCCATGGGAATCCTCAAACGTGTTGACAAACTCCCTCATCACAGAACTATTCTCCAGAGCACTGTCATAATAATGACGGTATACGTTAACCTGCTTCTGCTCCTCGTCAGTAAGGATAATACCCTTCTGCTGCTTATCCATGATCTCCTTGATGGTACCAGCATTCTGATGAAGGTAAACCGCTGCCTTATCCTCATCCGTCAATTTCTCACCCATATTATATTTCTGCGCTGCCTTGTTGTATAAGCCATCAAGATGCTCCTGGGTAAACTCATTATGGAACTCATCTTCCAACACAGAAGCCAAACCAAGAGTCTTCTCATACTCCAGTTTCTTATCTGCTTTCTGAGCCTCATCAAGAGAAGAATACTCCTTTCTGTCAACAACACCGCCATCCTTGTTCAAAGTTTCGAGATAAACCTTGCCACCATTATCCATTGGTTGCACGATGATGGAATCTACAATAGGCGAGAAAGAAGAAGGTCGTTTGCCTTCTACAACTGCCATCATCTTAGCCTTCAACACCTCCGGCACGCTCTTGTCGTTCATCAGGTCCATATACTTCTGGGTTAACTGCCCATCAAGTCGCTGAGCATTCTCACCAACCACAGCATACTCCCCGATGCCCATCTTCTCAAAAGCATCACGAAGACCATCATAGCCGAATCTCTTCAACTCGGCAATATCCTGATCAGTGAAGTCAAACTTCTTGTTAAACTCCCTTGCGTCCTTGAATCGAGCATACTTGCCCACCATGCCCGGCAAGCCGATAGCAGTAAGGTTCGCCATGCTCTCCAAGAAACTCTCGGCAGCATCCTTGCCTGTAGGCTTAAAGTTAGGGTCATGCGCCATGCGCTCCAGTATCTGCTGCCCGGTCATAATGCTCGAATCAGCAACCTTACCACCAATATCAGCCAGAATATTGGTAGCCAAGCCTCTGCCCTTACCTACCATGTTAGCGATGGTTCCACCCTGCATGATAGCACCTACGGCACTCTGTTTAGCCACTTCGCCCAAAGTGTTGGCAATAACCTTACCCACGGAAGGATTGTAAATCTTGCCATTCTCATCGAACTGACCTGTACGATAAATCTCATCAATAGGCTTCGAGATTGCAGACTGACCGCCAAAGGTAACTGCACCATGCGCGGCTCCACTCTTCAAAGCCGCGGCCTTACTCTTACCGATAAGTACCTTGGCAGCTCGCTCAGCCACCCTGCGCTCCATACCCTTAGCCATGAGGTCACTAGCCAGTTTACCCTCTGCCTTGGCTACCATGCTCTTAGTCAACTTGCCACCTGCGGCTCCCGGCAGCCAATAACTCCAGGCATCGCCTGCAAAGGTCAGAGCACCACTAGCCACGTTCTCCCAGAAGCCCGGCTGATACTGCTGATTGGCAATATCCTCCAGCCAGTTCTGGTAGTCCGTCTGCATCAATTTTCTAGATACCTTGCCGATGATGGTATTCTCAATACCAGTCTTCAAGATATAGTCTGCACTACCTCTAGGTATCATACCCTTCACCTCCAGCTGGTCAAGCTCATTCTTGATGGCAGCGTTAATCATCGGCTTGAACTGCTTAGGATCACTACTCTGAGTGCCATTCAAGCCATATCGCTGCATCACCTTAAATGCCGCATTGCTCATATCATTCAGGAACTTCGGATTCCGGTAGAGCTTGCCAAACTTCCTCTGCAAACCAGAAAGCACCTTTGCAGGATCCTTGGCCTCGTTTGCCTCATACTGAGCACCAAGTGCTGTTCCTAGACGAAGATTAGCCGGAATAAACTGGCTTCCTTCCATACCTTCGTTGAATGCCTTGCTACCTGCCTCCTGAGCCTTATTATACTCTTCCACTACAGATGGATTCACATACTTACTGATAACGCTAGAAAGCGCATCATTGATGTCCTGATTCATCAGTCTGTCCTGTACATTCTCATCATGCGAATAGAGGCGTGTAGCAATACCCTCAGCGATGTCACGATATTTCGGACCATACTTGTTAACCAAACTCTGTACCATAGCTGGCTTCAAGAACAGTCCCACATAGTCATCATAGCTGATACCCATGTTATATGCCTCCTGCTTCAACTTATCCTGCACGCCATGGCTATACCATTGCGCTTCAATACTCTGCTCAGCATCCTGTACGGTATCATCAGGCAAAGAAGAAACTACCTGGTTGGTAACGTCCATAGCCGAACGGTTGGCATATCTGCCCAGAGCAGACTTCACTATGCTCACTGCCTCCTCATTGCTATTGGCAGTACCATCAGCCAACAAGTCGGCAACCAAATTCTCAAAGTAAGTACTCTGCTTATCCGGTCTCTGCTTCCAGTTCTCCAGATAGTTGGCAAGTTTAGCATCCATCAACCCCTCATTATTCACCACACCGGTTGGAGTCGTAACAGGAGCCGCCTCTTTAGATTCAGGAGAAGCCGCATTAGCTGATGATGAAGAAGAAGTTTCTTCCTTAACTGGCATTTCCTCACCTTTTACAACCGGCTGAGGAATCGCTGGTGATGGCTGGTATGTTCCGTTGCTCGTCTGAACACCAGTAGGAATCATATCCAAAACTTTTGCTATAAGACCAGGATTCTTGTCTGTTGTTTCCTGCTTCTTTGCTGGTTGAGCCACCTGCGGCTTAGTTTCAGTAGAAGCCTTCTGCTCTACACTCTGAGTCGTAGCAGAAGCATCTACCTGCTTACCACCACCAGAAGTAGATGGAGCTGGCTCCAGCACCATCTTGTCAAAGTCTGCCTGTGTTCCCACATCATACCCCATGTTCTTGGCCTCATTGTAGTACCAGTTACGATCTTCCTCGTTGTTCAAGTCCTTTTTGAAGTCATCATAGCTACCTACCTCATAGCCATTGTTCTTGAACTCATTATAAAAATATTGTCTGTCTTGTTCGTCAAACATACCTTATCTTATTTTTTTGATTAATAATCAGTTACTTTCTTCTCCTAGATGGTGGAACCTTACTGCCGCCTCTACGTGAAGGAGGTACTTTACTGCCACCCCTACCTCTACGAGAAGGAGGAGTCCGGTCAAACTTCATCTGAGCCTTAGCCCATCTAGAAGCCTGCTGGCGATTCTTTTCATTCGCCCAAGTGCCACCTCGGCCATCATTACCACCGATAGCCATACCATTATTCTTGGCCCACTGGTTTACATGTTTCTTGAAAACAGGGTCGTTCACATACCTGGTGTTGAAATCATCAGCCTCCTTCTGGTTGGCATTCCTCTGATTCTGTCCCTCTGTTTGCGAATTGATATGCCTAACTTGCGCACCCTTCACGTTAACGCTAGCATTATGATCAGCAGCTCCGGCATTGGCATTATTAGTTTGAGCATCAAGTAATTTTCCCTTTTTGCCTCTCAAAGCATCCTCAGTTTCCTTCTTCGATGTACTAAGTGCAGCCTGTGCAGCAGCAGCATTGCCTCTCTCCTTCTCCGTCTGAACCTTTACATGAGTAAGAGCATCCGTCTGATTCTTCTGTGAACCACGATAAGCAGCCAATGCCTCATTTGCCTTTGCAGCAGCCTCTGCCTGCATCTGTGCCTGTTTGTCTTGACGGTCCTTATAGATATTCACCATCATCTGGTTATATCCCTTGGCACGAAGAGCCTCAGTAGCCTCTCTTATCTTGCGTTGGCGATCAGTAAGTTCTTGTGCAGATTCTATTTTTTGCGATGGAGCACCTTGAACTGTACCAAAGAAGTTACCCAAGTGCATAAAAAGATTTCCCCATTGTTCCCATTTGGCTTGATTCTCTGCCTTCTTTTGCAGAGCTGCATTTGCAGCCACAGTTTTATCAGCATCACCAAGTGAAGAAAGCCAAGGCATGAAGGCAGACCAGTTTCCATCACCATTCTTCTGGTAATCCCTCATAATGTCATAAGGCTTCATCTGCCTCAATAGAGGGTTCTGCTCTATCTCGCTATAAGGTCTACTCCAGTCAATCTTGATACCCTGGTTAGGCTCCACCTTGGTAACTTCCTCGGTTGGCTGCTGGGCAAAAGATTCCTTGCCACCATTTCCAGTAATACCGGTCGTATCTATGGCTGTACCCTTTCCCGGTTCTGTATCAGTTGTCTGAACTGATACTGCAACCTCTGGCTTCACCGCATTATCATCAGGGAAATTAGTAATAGGAGTAACGGCAGTAGCCGGGCGTTTAGAAGTTAAATCATCTAGTGTAAATCCCATAATTACCTCCTTCCTTAAATTGGCAATTTACTTGCAGCTCCAGCCAAGCCACCAGCTGCATCCGTGATACCCTGAGCAGTAGAAAGAGCCTTCTCCTTCTTGGCAGTGGCGATGTAGTTAGTCATCTGGTCTATCTGCTCATCAGCAGTATTCCACACATTTTCTTTGGTCTGAGCACCTTGCACAGCAGCCTCTTGCATAATCTTACCCACCTGCTCCTGGGCAGCCTGCTTACTCAGCGCAACCGCTTCATCAGAGCCACCACTAACAATATTGGTGTTCTTTGCGGTTGCTGTAGCATTATCCAATACCTTCTGGGCATTGGTCACGGCTACCTGATTCTCCGCTGACTGAGTAGGATCCTGATAATACAAGTTGTCACGATGATCCTTCACCTGTTGCATACGGTCTTGAAACATGTTGATATAATCATTATATCCCTTGTTTCTTGCTTTAGCTGCTAGAGCACCACCTACAGCAGAGGTCAGTCCACCAGCAATACTTCCAATAATTCCCATAAAATTCGAATTTTAATGTTTAAACTGTTCAAAAGTAATGCGTTTTTCTTACCTATCTGTGATAAGTTCCGCAACTTGAACACCAAGTTTCGTAATTTTTTCCTATATTTGCACCCGAAAACTATCAGTAAACATTAAAAATCAATAGAATATGGCAGTAAAACAAGACAATAATAATGAGCCGAAGCCAAAGAGGAAGAAGACTGGCGGACGTAAGGCTGGCACACCTAATAAGGTTACCAAAAGTGTCCGTGAAAGCCTCCGTGATGCCCTTACTGGCTACATCAATGGTATCAATGAGAAGAACTATTCTCTTTTCACGGATCTCATGCAGATTCAAGAGCCTGCCGGACGTCTGGCGATGGTGGCAAAGTTCCTTCCATACGTAGCTCCAAAACTCCAGTCTGTATCTTTCAATAATGATGAATCCAGAAACTTATCTGTGGAGGAATCTTTCATGCAGTTGGAAGAGAAATTTGAGAAACAAGAAACCACTATCAACATCAAAAATCTCAAAATTGTTAATAATGGCTAATTATAAAAAATGGGTAGCCCTCTCTAAATTTTCTTCAACTTTAGAGAAGACTACCCTTAACTTGGTTATCGAGCAAAAACGCTCTATTTTAACTTATATTGGGTCAATTTTAATCTGTATTAACACAAAATAGCTATTTTATGTCCCTGACTCGTTCAAAGTACTTCGTCTGGTCCTTGGTGATATTCTTCACCTTGATCTGTATCGTGCAGTTCTTAGGCACAGTATCATTTATGCTGGCCATGAGCTGTTCTATTATCTCATCTGTGTTCTTGTAGCCCTTGCCATCCACATGAGCCACAACCTCACCCATAAAGTAGGCATCAGCAGACAACTCAAATGTTTCCTCTACCTTATCAAATACAGGCAGATGATGCTCCTCCAGGCGTTTGCTTTTGTCATTAGTGAAAAATATCTTCTCCACTACCTTCTCATTTAATTCCCATGCTCTAGAGAAATCAGGTTTCACATAGCCCATTGTAATCTTGTGGGTACTTATATGGTTCATAGCAAAGCCTATCTCTTCATAATTGGCACCTATATCATTCTGTGCGATAGTGGCCCAAGTATGACGAAAAGTATAAGGGCTATAGTACCCCTCTTCCATATTCAAGTGTTCCTTGCATATCTTACGCAAGAAGAAGTCCAGATTCGTGTCCATAGAGTGAGAACTGGCATACTTATTATGAAATGTAAAAAGATATGGATCATCTTTTGGGGCTAGATATTTCTCTATCGTTGGCAACAGCATATCAGGAACCTTCATTTCTATGTATGCTTTGTCGGCTCTCTTAGTCCTAGTTTTCTTACGCTCATAATGCAAGATGCCATCATAATAATCTGTCTTCTGCATTTTATATAAGTCAGCTACATTGATTCCGGCTAGGCACAATATCATTTTGCAGACATCTAGTGTAAATTGCAGATTCCCATTCTCAGTAAAAATGCCAAACAACTGCCGACATTCTTCCATGGTAATAGCTTTCTTCTTAGCTATATCCTTCTTAGCTATAATGACTCTTTCCCAAGGGTTGTTTTTTATCAGTATCTGGTCTGAATCATAGTCATTATATCGTTTCAAAGCCTCCTTGAATATTTTCTTAATAAATATCGGATAGGTGCTCTTACATGAGCGATAGCCAGAAAGACTATCCAACCATGAGTTTATAAAAGGAACAGTTAGCTGGGAAAAGAGAATCTTTTGACTTCCTGCAAACTTTTCCAAACTTTGCAATGAGTTAGCATAAGTCCTTATTGTACCTTCTTGCAGCTCATCGTATAATGAATTAATATAACTCCGAGCAAAGTCCGAAAAACTCAGTTCCTGATCTGACTTCAAAAGATAGTCTCTTACCTGTATTACTGTCCAATCTTTACTATCAACCTTGTTTAGCTTTTCTACCCATTTGTTGATGGTAGCCATACATGACTCCAGCACGAAAGAATCTTTCACCTCTTTCGTACCCTTCACTACGCCCTTATCGTTTACCACTTTGTCGGTCTTTACATGAGTTTTCTTCCGATTTTGAGTAATACGGATGAAAACTGAATAAAACCCATCAGAACGTTTGTCAAATACTACTACTTTAAATGTTGCCAT